GAAAAGAAAATAATTTAAAAACATATGACAAACTTAAAACTAAGCCTAGAAAAGGCACAAGAAGCCTATAAAAAAGGTGACCAGTCCATTAAAGACTTTCTAATTAACGCCTATGGCGAAGAACATTTCCTAGTCGATATTAAAGATAGGGTTCAAAGCTATGAAGATGCTTGTAGAGAGATTGGGATTACTCCCCTAACAGAATCAGATTTTGGCATCCTACCTAAAGAAGATCAGAAACGAGCATTTAACAGGCATCAATTAACAATAGTAATTAAAGCATTAAATCAAGGTTGGTATCCAAATTGGAAAAACAGCAACGAAGCTAAGTACTACATTTATCTATATCATGAAAACAGTGGTTTCTCTTTCCGCGTTGGCGCCGCCTACTGCCACTACGGTAGCGTTGGTTCGGACTTGTATGTTAAAACCAGAGAATTAGCCGAGCACTTAAAAACATATTTTAAAACACAATACTAAAACTATTTACTATAAAGACATGAATTTAAAATTAGACAAATCGAAAGCTATTGAAGCTTATAAAAATGGTGATGATGCTATTAAGAGTTTCTTAATTGATGCTTATGGTGCTGACGTATTCATTACTGACATTAAGGAAAGAGTAACCTCGTATGAATCTGCGTGTGCCATTTTAGGAAGAAAGGCACTAACTCTTAAAGACTTTGAGTTCTTAGGGGAAAGTCAGTCAAAAAGGCAATTTGCCAGACATAAAATAGCAACAGGGATTGAGGCTATAAATGAGGGTTGGGTTGCAGACTTTGAAAATGAAGACCAATACAAGTACTATGTGTGGATGTACAATAAAAAGCGTGGTTTCTCTTTCGGCGTTGACAGCTACTTCAGCCGCGTTATCGCTGGTTCGGACTTATATGCTGAAACAAGAGAAAAGGCTGAAATAATTGCCAAAGTGTTTTTAGAAGATTACAAAATCTATTTATACGGATACAAATAATCAAAAAGGTAGTTCAGATGGCTTAAACATGCAAATTGTATTAACCTTAAACGAAAATTAGAAAATGAAAACTAAACTAATAATCTTGCTTATCTCTTGTATAGGGCTGAGCTCATGTGCGGAATCTAAATTCTGTGCTGCTTATCGTGATGGACTAAAAAAATCTGATAGAAAATGAAAGAATTTAAAGGAACTCCAAGCCCTTGGGAGAAAGTTATCACTAAAGGTAATTCTATAGTAGTTAGAGGGGGTAAAAAATACCCGAGCAGAGATTTGTATGAAGTTAACGTAACACTTGGACAAATTTATGATGATGATTGCGGCAACAAAGATTGCTGTTGTGTTAAAGAGCATGCCAACGCTCAACTTATTTCTGCTGCACCTGATTTATTAGAGGCTCTACACAACACGCTAAATGCGCTTAAAGCATTTATTCATGATAAAGGATTAGCTTCTGAATGGGTTGAAGTTATACAAGCAGAAAAAGCACTAAACAAAGCACTTGGATTATGAAAGAACTTAGAGAACACATTAAACAACGAATAAGGGCTTTAGAGGATAAATCTATTGGATTAGGTATAAACCTCAAGTTTGATGAAGCAAAGCTATTACAAGAGAGAATAGACGAGTTATACGATGTAATTACGTTTATGGATAATGCCGCTTATGATGAGATCGGAGAAAAATTGAAATGAAAGATTTAACCCCAAAGCAACAAGAACGACATGATAAATTCGGCTGGGAATATTATTTTGAACCTCATACCGGGGAAATGGAATTTAGTCAAGTCCGAACCAATATGATGGAAGATAAAAATTATGTTCCTTACTGCATGAACTCAGGATGCCAGAGATTCAGTAAAACGAGTGTTATTGGAACTTTGAAATGCTCTAAGTGCGGCAAAGTAATTACTTATCCAAAAGATTTCATAGATAGGTTTAAATCTAAACATGGACTTTAACCAAACGATAAAGTCATGATGACAAAAACAATAATAGTACTAACCATTCCATTTATCCTATTCTTATGGGGGTTAATATGGAGTAAATTGAAGATTAAATAAATATATTATGATATACCACATCCCAGAACTTAAAGCCCAAATAGAGGCTAAAGACGATGAAGAGTTTGAAATTAAGAAAGCTAAGTTATTAGCCAGGAATCAGAATAGGGATATGAAAGGTGGGTACATGAAAAATTATGTGCCTAAAATAAAGGAGTTTTAAAAAACTATCCTATATTTGTTCTATGATTACACACCGTTGCAAAGTGTCCACAATCATATTACATCAATAATATAGAAATCCGAAAGGGTTAGTTGGTTAACAAAAACATATTTCAAGGCTTTGCAACGGTGCTTAAATCATGTGTTTACTGTTAATTTCAGCTAACCCTTTTATTATGCAATTAAATCCTATACCCACCTAACATTACCGAGCCTGTAGAGTGCCATTATAAACTCTTACACTCGGTTGGAACTGCTCGATTACGAAGCTAACAGACTTTGTCTTCAATCCAATTAGAGAGCGACTCTTAAATGAAACTTTTAAAGAACGACTAAAGAAACGAAAGCATAGGGTATGCACGTAAAGAGGGAGGGAATGTAGTAATACAGACCAAAGCGCAGTTGACTGGATTTTGATACTTGGGCAGCACTGTGATTAACAACCGATAGGTGACCGACATGACGGCAAATCATTGTTAAGTAAGATTAGATAAATCAATTGTTTTTAGTTTTTAGCGAAACAGAACTACTTGTATTTAATCTTACTCCTTCAAAGCTCCCTCAATTCAAGCAATGTCATTAATAGAAAAACATGAATATATTACAACAAAGGATTTATAAGTATTCTTTCTTAAAGAACATGGATGCTTTTATTCAGAATGAAGAGAGGTTTGATTATAGCGATAAGCATTATAAGAAGTTAATTCTTCGTTTTGATGGAGCTTGTGTTCCTACTAATCCAAACGGAGATATGGGGTATGGATGGGCAATCTTTAAAGAAGATGATGATATTGTCGCTCACGGATGGGGCTATTACCTATTTAACAATCAATACGAAACGTCAAATAATATAGCAGAATGGTCTGCATTGTATTTTGGCGCAAAATATTTAACAGACAACAATATTCTTTACAAAGACCTCACGATAATTGGTGATAGCGCATTAGTTATTAATCAATGTAATGGAAGTTGGAAAATCAATAAAGGCAAGCCTTACACATTCTTTGCTGAATTATTCATAAACGAAGTTAAACCTTTATTGAATGCGAAAACACAATTCATGTGGCAGAGGAGAGATAATAATGAGTATTGTGATATGCTATCCAACAAGTTTTTAGATAACCTTTAAAGAAAACACCCTAAACAATATAAAACATGGAAAGAATATTAAAAATAGAAGAAACGACATTTAAAGAAGATGGACATTGGAGTAATTTTGAAGGTTATGTAATTAGCACTACTGATCAAGTAATTAAAGTTGGTATTTCAAATGAACAATCATGTTGTGAAAGCTTTGGATATTTATTCACAAACGATGATACGAATGAATTTATAGGCTCCACACTTCTTAAAATAGAATCTGTAGATACAGCTTTAAACGGTAAAGTAATTGAGGATTTAGAATATTTAGATTGCGGTGGAGCGATGTTTATAAATTTCGAGACTACAGAAGGGGTATTACAATTTGTAGCTTATAATGCTCATAACGGGTACTATGGGCATGAAGCGGTTTTTATTAGCAAACAATTAAATATATCAGAAGGGTTATGAAAAAGTCAACTCAATACGCTAACGTACCCATGTACATCATACTACGCCACAGCAGATGGTTTAACACTCATACAGGCCAATACCTCACCTCAAAGCAATTAGAAGCTTACACCTCTCCTAAAGAGGTAATAACAGAACGTAAACTATCCCATGATCAGATTATTGAAAAGAGATGGGATTTAAGAATAGATTAAAATGAAAAGACATGAAATAACTATTGAGGGACTACTTGAGTTCCATGACCAATATAGGATTACCTATGCTACAGACTCAAAATCAAATAAACAGCTTTATTGTAAGCTTACAGGTTCATATGAAGTATGGCATAAAGGAGAAAAGATATTAGAAACGGTACAGCCTTTTACAGCAATAGAAAAATATAACTCAATTTAATAATATGGAAACTACTGATAATTTAACGATAGCCCATTTTATGGGTATTGAAACTACTAAAAGAAATGATGAATACGCTGTGTTTATGTATACAGATGCAGCCTTCCCTGAATACTTTAGATTAACTCAATTTAATACTTATCACCAAAAGTGGGGTATGCTAATGCCTGTATTAGAAAAGATTAAAACTATCGGTTTCGATTATGCTATTTGTAGTATAACTGTTAATGGAAAAGAATTAAGCGAAATAATGATCTCTCCCTTAATTAAAGACGGCAACATAGAAATACACACACGAACAGAAGAAACTCTTATAGAGGCTACGTATAACGCTGTAGTGCAATTTATCATATGGTATAACTTACAACTTAACGAACAATAACAATGGAAAAATCAGAATCAATTAAAAACATTGCACTAGCATTAGTAAAGTTTCACACTAATGTAGGAACCGTTAACAAGGGAAGTAACAATCCTTTCTTTAAATCAAAATATGCTGCTTTGCCAGACATCCTTTCAGAAATACATCAACCTTTATTAGATGCAGGATTAGTGCTTAGTCAACACCCAACAGGCAATCATGGACTAACAACAATTCTTATTCATGCCGAGAGTGGAGAATATCTTCAAGATACCTACGAAATGACTCCTACAAAGAACGATCCCCAAGGAATCGGCTCATGTATCACATATCAAAGAAGGTACGCTGTAGGGGCTGTGTTGTCATTAAATATAGACGAAGATGATGATGGTAATAATGCAAGTGGCAACAATAGTACAGCAACACCTAAAGCAGAAGAACCTAAATTACCGTGGTTAAATGAAAAAGACGCTCTTTACCCACAAGTAGTAGATGCAGTTAAAACGGGAAAAAGAACTATAGCAGACCTTAGAAAGACTTATGCCATCTCTAAAGCAATGGAAGCAACATTAACCGCATTAATCCCTAAATAACATGGAAACAGCACAATCAGTAATACTACAAACAGTAGAGGACATTGGTAAGATAAAAGACATAGAGCAATTAGAGGACTACATTAAACATCTTAGTCCGACACTTAAAACCAATGGTAGACTCAAAAGACTATTTGATAAAAGGAGATTACACTTAGAAGATAAATAATGGAAGAAAATAAAACAATATCAGCTCTAGATAGCACCTCATTCCTTAAACTATCAAAGTTAGATTTAAAGACTAGAGCTGAACAAGCTGTACAAGCAGTTAAAGATGGTTGGGTAAGTCCGATTGATGCATCTATAATGATCAAAAAGACTGAGGCGGTACTTGACTACATGAAAGAAGAGATAAAGCCTCTGGCGCTATCAGAAATGACTGAGAAGAGCCGTTCTGTATTCGGTGTAGACATTACTAAAAGTATGCTTGGGGTCAAATACTCGTTTACTGATTGTAACGACCCCATATGGAACGAACTTAACGAACAGAAGATTGCCTTAGATAAAAAACTAAAGGAACGTGAGGCATTCCTAAAAACCATTAAAGTTTCGAAACAAGAACTTATTGAAGAAACAGGAGAGGTAGTGACGCTATATGAGCCAATTAAAACAGGTACAGAAGGGTTAACACTTAAAGTAAAATAGCCATGACAAATACAGAAAAACAGCGCATAAACGCATTACCATTCATTCCTTTTAAACCTAGTGAGGCTATTGAATATTGGGAGTATAAAGAAGAGCAAGAGCGTACACGTAAGCCATTATCTTTTGACAATGAACCCTTAGAGTCTGAACCATTCTTTCATGGGCTGCCAGATGTAATCATTCAGTATCGTAGGCATCTTATAACTGCTTTAGGAGGTAAACAGTATGATGGTATGTGGAGGCTATATAAGAATATAAATAGACAAGGAGGAATTAGTCACTCTTTTACAGACCTACAGGAAGAGTTTATTACAACAGCTTCCGATAAGGCATTTTTTGATAAAATAGAAGATTACATTTTTTAATAACAGCACATGAAATATTTAAAAATACGGAACAACGGCGAACTAGATATTAGATTGGTGGCCTTAATGGGTGGCACAACTAAGTCTAAAGACGAATATAAAATTGGACAATGGGGAAGTGGTCTTAAGTATACACTTGCTTATTTGCTAAAAAATAACCTAGAATTTAAAATTTTCATAGGCGATAAAGAAGTTAAAGTTTCTACAGAAACAGAAAACATCAGGGATGAAGACTTTGAAATTATTTGTATTAATGGAGAAAGAACATCCGTAACAACTCAAATGGGTGGAGAAGCTTGGTTACCTTGGATGATTGTAAGGGAATTGTGGTGTAACGCTCTAGATGAAGGAGGTGAACAAAAAGAAACTACTCAGATAACAGATGGGGTAAAAGGCACAACTACTTTCTATATTCAAATTACACCGGATATAAAAGAAGTAATAATGAATTGGGATAATTATTTTATTCATAGTAAAGAACCAATGAGTGAAAATGAAACCTATAAAATTTATTCAGGAGGCAATGCAATTCGACTATACAAACAAGGAGTTCTTATTTATGAAGATAAAACAAGAAAAAGCCTATTCTCATATGACATTAGAAATGCCGACATAAATGAACTAAGAGAATTTAGAGGGAATGTATCTTGTCAAATGACCTATGCCTTAGCGACGGCATCAGAAAAGACAGTTCAATTCTATCTAGAGAACATAAGCGAAGAGTATTACGAAGGTACTATGGATTATGATTGGTACATGACTTTTCATCAAACATGGAGGAAGGTTATCGGTGTAACAAAAATAATCCATAAAAAAGCTGTAGAAGCTATTATTTCAAGAGGACTAGACTTTGATACTACCTCTTGCTTAATAGTGCCGGAGAAGGTCTATAAATTCCTTACAAAGCAGTTCGATGGTATCGGAGCGTTGAGGATTGCAGACAAAGTCAATGAGTTCTTTGAAATTTATGATGCTGAATTAGAATTAAAAGTTAAGCAAGGGTTGGCGATATTAGAAAGTTGCGGATACTTTATGCATCCTGAGTTGAAATTTATATTTGGTGTATTTGGCGATAAAAGAATATGGGCTAGCGTAAATGTTGATTCCAAAGAAGTAATGATTAGCGAGTGTGTAAAGAATAAAAGTTTATTCGACCTAGTTACTACTCTTATAGAAGAAAATGAGCATTTCAACACAGGATTTAAAGATCATACCAGAGAGTTTCAGCAACATTTCATTGATTTATTTGCTAAAACATTAATGGATAAAAACGAGGTTAAGATTTAAAAAGCATGGAAGAAGAGAAAGAGAGAAACGTTGGAGGTCGTCCGGAGGCAGAAGATAAAATGGTAGGAATGCCTTTAAGAGTAAGAAAGAGTATGAAGGAGTTATACGATTCTATGACTAAAGAAATTAAAGCTAATATTCTAAAGGGTACAAGGGAAGCATTTGATAAAGAAGTTGAAAAAAGTAAAGAAATTAATCATGGAAAAAGAAGAAGAAAGAGTTAAACACGAAAGTTTTGCTCAAATAAGTTTCAGTAGAATACAATCTAATTCAGCTAGGTTTTATGGAAGCGAATTACCGCAAGATCATTACATACAAATGGAGGTTCTGCCATCTGAAATAAACAGAACTCTTACACAAGACTGGTATTTTGCTCACGGGACTCCTTTAATTAAACTTAGAATGTCATCAGGACAGTTTAGTGAAATGATTACTTCTATGAATAGGGGTAGTGGCATCCCATGCACGCTTGAATATGTTGATGGTAGGAAAATTCAAGATTTACCACAACAAGAAAACCGTAAAGAGTTTGTTCATCGGAAGTTTGAAGACAGAATGAAGATGTTTGCCGATAAAATACGTAAAAGACAACTTGAGGCGAAAGAACTTGTTAAAAAGAAGACTTTATCCAAGAAAGATATTGAAGACCTTACACACCATTTAGATTGGCTAACAACCGAGGTATCTAGTAATATTCCCTTTTTTGCTAAATGTTTCCAAGAGACAATGGACGAAGTTGTATTTGAGGCTAAAACAGAGGTTGAGAATGCCATTCAACATAAGATTAGTGTTTTAGGTCTACAGGCATTGCATGAACAAAATAAACTATTAGGAAATGAAACCAATAACAATTAAGCATTCAGAAGAACATAAGGGATTAACTACTTTAATATTATCTAATAATGCTAAAATGTCATTCCCTACACAGAGGCTATTAGACTTCATACAAGAGCATGAATTGAATAGAAAGGACGAAGTATTACTTGTAGCAGGAAGCGGCATTGTAAGCGATCCTAATAACGTAGAAGAGGAAGTAGAGAGTTGGATTCCAATTGATCAATATTTAGATGAAAATTGGGATGAATTGATTTTGCTTTTTCATACACAGGTTTTAAGTAAAGATTAATATGGAAGATTTTAAAATAGCAATTGACACACTAAACTATATCGATTCCACAAATATAGACGAGATGCTTACTCATACTGCCATAGTTTCAGTAGACTCCGCTATAAAAGCAATGATTGAATACGGCAGACAGTGTGTTAAACTAGCTTTACAAGAGGCTATAAATAAAAGCTGGATAGACGACGAACAAACAATACAAGAAGTAGAGAATGAATTACTAAACAAACTAATATGACCGAAAGAATCCTTTGTGCGAGCATCCATTTCGACGATGGAAAAATACACGAGCATCAACCTAAAAACATTAAGACCGGATTTGTCATCTGTGGGCGTAGGCATCATAACTGTTATACTTCTTTACAAGCGATTGCAAAGACTTTAGGGATTGGCAATGAAAACGCTCTTAAACTAATTGAAAGATCTGGGAGGGACGTTCAGGGCTTTATAAATAACCTTGACAGACACGTAGACAGAAAGGAAGGCTATTATATAGCCAAAGCAGCTGGACAGATAGTTTATGGAGCAGGAATGGAAGATAAAGATAATCCAATGTTAATCAGTGAAAACTTATATTGATATGACAGTAATTGAAACAGCAATATACACTACTCTATTCTGGTGGAGTGTAGCTTATGTAGCATGGGTGGTTTATAACATTAAAGCTAAGAAAGATGAAAAGAATATTTGAAAAGGCTTTTACGCCACCATTTAAGGTAGATGATATGCTTGGTTGGGTTTGGGATGCCAATCATAACTTTGCCTTTCAATTCTTAATAAACCTGCCTAAAGATAAAGCAAGAGAGTTTGAGAATATAATTAACGGCAATGCTAAACCAAAAATTAAAAATGAATACAAACATGAGGAAGGAGTAATAAGTATAAACGGGAAACAACTTATTCTCATGAGAGGTTGGGGTTATTTAACTGGCACAGGAGGATTGAATTTAGATTCAGAAACCGCAGCAGATATTCAGGATGATTTAGCCGATTACATTGTGGAAAAACTTAACCGACTATGAAAACAGAAAAAGGAAACTTTAAATATGATGATAATGGCAAAGTAGTTTGGCAGTCATCAGAAGACGGGAGATGGAGCTTAGTAAATAACGTGCCTGACGAATCTAAGTACTTTAAGGCAGGCATTGACCCATACAGAGAAGATAGTGTCTCAGAAAGGCTTAAAACACTTGAAAAGCTTAAATCACTAGGCAATACTACTTTAGATGGTAGGTTGTATAAAAAGAAATAACTAAACCAACAGCAAATGGAAAGAAAGTTAAACTTATGGGTATTTTGGTATAATAGTATGGTTTACGAAAGCTCATCTTTTCCAATCTCTTATCACAAAACTAAGAAAGGAGCTATAGCCACTATGAAAGCACATAAAGCTTTAGAATATGAAGAACATCTTAAATCAGAAGAATGGAATAAAGAATTTTCAGAGAGTAATGGCTTTAAATATAAGCCTTCTAAATTTGGTAAATTCCAAATGTGGGAAGTAGAAAAATTTGAATTAGAAATATTAGATTAAATGTTCAGACAAAGATTTAAAGCTAAAGACGGTTCAGAACCGGATAAGCGAAAGATAAAATCAACCAAAGTAGAACAAGACGGGATAGTCTTTGATAGTAAACTCGAAAATTACTTATACAACCTTCTTAAAGAAAATAACATTAATTTTGATATAAAACCTGTATACGAATTACAACCAAGTTTCACGTATAGACACGAGACTGTTTTAGGCATGAAGTGTACCCCAGATTACTATTTGCCTGACTACGATGTGTTAATAGATTGCAAAGGTTTTGCGAATGAATTAGCTCCTGTTAGGTATAAATTACTTAAACATAAATTGTTTTTAGAAGGTAAAGAACCTAGAATAGAAATGCCTTCATCACAGAAAGCTTGTAGGGCTATTATAGAGTGTTTAAAGACGGGGTGGGTACTTGCAGAGCCGTTGACAGAAAGTGCCGCTACACAGCGTAAAAACAAGCTTAAAAAGAATGGTTTTACATGGCATGAAGGAGAATGGTCTAAAACTATATTGTTTGGATTGCGAGGCTGTATTGCTGCTTATAGGGCTGAGTATTTAATGTCTTTGCCGAAATATGAGTTTGAAGAACTTTTACTAAAACATAAATAAGATGGAAGTGGATAAAGCCGTTCGACTCGGCATCCATCTCTACAAGGGGTGAGAGCCTTGTAATCAGTGTTCATTCATTGAGATGCGTTAATTTAGATACGGTAGATATTCTTGGATGAGGTATCTACCGTTTTTTATTTAGAAAAATTTAAAGAAAATAACATGGAAATTTCACAAGAAGAATACAATGCCTTGAAAATAAAGGCTGACAAATGGGATGCTTTGGATAATCAGTTAGCCGAAATATATGGCGAGGGTGATGATGACAATGAACAAGAAACAGATTTAGCCGATATTGGAGAAATTTGCGCCATAGCTTTTGGTTACTTATAAAATAATATTCATATCTTTGATGTAATGGTTGAAACCGCTGTGGTAGGCAGGACAATCATACAACAACATCAAGATATACCCCTAAAGGGTTAGTGAGTTAACAGAGATTACCGATAAGCCCTACCACAGCGTCAATCAAGGTAATAAGTTACATTCGCTAACCCTTTTGCTTTTGAAACAAATTAATATCCATTATGATAAATACACTTGGCTACCCGAAGCGGTAATACAATCCGCTATTGATCAAAAATGGGAACGTTCGCTTTCAATACTAATCATCCTAAGAAAAACTTATACCAACCCTAAATTCTATAACTTTTCATATAGAAAGACAGCTAAGAAAACAGGGTTATCAATTTCTACACTACAAAGGCACATAAAGAAGCTTACCGAATTAGGGCTTATTACAATGCATAACGGCAATCTTTGTATAGTTGGGTCAACTAAACTTAGAAAGTCGCTCCAATCGCCTCTAATTGCCGTAGAATACGACAAAGACAAAAACAAACAGATATTAAATATTCAATTTACACGATTACTAAAAAACTTTAGGCAACAACACTATATTACCAACCTCAAAACTGAAATCATTAAACTGCAAGAGGATAAATTCATTTCTACAAAAGAAGCCAAGAAACTACTTAAAAAGAGAAATACCTATCTGCAAAACAAAACCGAAAAGTCAGAGGATTATTATAGCATAAGCAATAAAGGATTAGCCAATCTAATAAATAGAAGAAGTACAACTACTGGCAACAAAATACAAAAGAAGTTAAATGCCGTTGGACTGATCAAATCACAAAAGAATATTGAGATAGTTTCTAAGGACAAAATTAATATCAGGGCTTTTTATGAGTTGTGTTATACGTCAAACTACTTCTTGGGTAAGGACGGACTTGTTCGTAAACGTAAGCCTAACAAGATTACTATAATACACATGCAAGTAAGTACAATACAGTAAATGAAACACCCTTAAATTAACCAACCATGACCATACAACTAACAGCCACCACCTACAACAGAATAAAAGAAAATGATCTATTCATTAGAGACATTACAGTAGAGGGATTAAGTACTTATTGCTTTTATAACTTATTCAATAATTGAAAAAACAAAACCTAAAATAATTATTATGAAAAAGAGAAAAGATTATAAATTAACAAGGGTAATACACGAGGTTTATTATATAGAGGCTTATGATAAAAAAGAAGCTGAAATGATTGCAAGAGAAAGCAACCACCCTAGGTTAAGCCATTTAATTAGAATAAAGGTTGAATTATGCAAGTAGAACAGAAAACAGACAAAGGAGTGGTGCTTTTTGTAAAGGTTCCGGATGATGCAAGTGATTTAACCTGTCCAAAAATAGGTATTATTGATTTGTATTTTCAAACTAAAGTGCAATCTAAGCATGAAGAAGATAATTATATTTCAATAAGCTTACCTGATGTTGGTTTCGAATATATCGGCCTTACAAGCGATGTTACAGAATTGCAATCCATGAATATGTTAGATTATCAAAGCGATAATGATGAGCATCAATCACCTATATTTAAAGACTATGTAAAAGGCAAATATCATTTAGAACCTATACAATCCTTCAAATCCCTAATGCAAAAGTTACAAGTGTATGAGGTTAATCCTTACGGTGATTGTAGACCAAAATATTTCGATTATTCTTCTCAAATTCAATACGAAGGAGATTGCAAAGATTTCGATACAGCAGAAGAAAGAACTGGATCATGGCTCGTTTTATTTAAGCCCAATGAAAAGAATTAAACACCGTCCTATGAACAAATACCTTTTTGATTTAGAAGATAAAATATAAATAGATATGTATGGATTAGGAGAAATAACAAAAGAGAATCTAAAAATGATAGGTTTTAAAAGATTGGGTATGAAAAAGTGGAGATATTACCAAGAAGAAAATTTCAATACAATTACAGTAGATATATCTACAGAAACACCTTATGTGGAAATTGAATGCCTTAATGATAGTATGCAAGTCCCAAATGCAAAACATCTATCAGATTTAATTTCATTACAAACTTTATTTAAATAAAATATTAAAAATGGAAACAGCAAAATATCAACGTGGTTACAAAATGTACCTCGACAAAGAAAATACAATTGAATCTCATGCTAATCAATACTTCGATTGTAGAGATGGAATAATAGAGTCAGTGGAATACGTAGACCACGGAGGGAATAACCCTTATGGTTGGACTAGGTTGATGATGTGTGAAAATACAAAACACGAAAGCTGTGCTATTATAAGACAGACTGAAGGCATGGATGGGGTTTTAAAGGAAGAAGTAATGTATTTTGACTCTGATTCTTTCAACTTCCTCAAAGCAATCGTAAACGGTAAAAATGAGGTATTAGGAGGAAAATTTGAGTTACTAAGAACTTATTAACTGATGACAAGAATTAATAGCAAATGCAATAAAAACTAAACATCATGAAATATCAAAATAAAATAATTGGAGTTTCAATTCAAGAAACAGAATACGATGTTAAGGTGATATACTGTGTAAGGGTTGATAATAGTGTGGCTGAAACAGGTCAGATCCAAGTTATAAGGCATCTGTTTAGTCAAGGCTGGTTTGACGCTATTATTGAGTCTTTGCAAGTAAGATTTGTGGGTTTTGAAATAATGACTGAATATAAATAATTAAAATATAAATACATATGGGAAGTAAAATGTTTCGTAAAAACTACGAAGAAATAATCGAGGAGTACAAGCAAATGATTGACCTATGCTTTCCTAAAGATGCACACTTAGCAAAAAGCCATCTTAAATCAATTTTAGACCATTCATTGATACACGAATATGGAAAAAAGTAAAAATGTATTAATAGCTAATTTCATGGGATGGGAATTGGGTAGGTATGAAAACTTGCCAAGGACACTTCATAAAGATATTGGCAGTGGCGAGATTAGAATGCATTTAGCAGACTGTAAATACCATGAAGAATGGAATCAATTGATGCCCGTAGTAAGTAAAATCGAAACTCTAGGCTATGATTCCCGTATTGAAGGCAACAACTCTGATGGAGGATTTTTATGTGACTTTGTTGATATTGAAAATAAACAAATGGCATGCGAAACATCTTACAAATCAAAAATAGATGCTGTTTATAGTGCTGTAGTAGAATTTATAAAGGTATACAACGATGAAAACAATCAAATGGCGTAAAAGCAATACCTACTTCAAATCATTAGAAGCAAAACAATCAGAAAGGCTATCTAAATGTGGAGTACATAATAAAGAATGGTTTAACTCTCCTACTGTTGTAGGTACAATATTTAAAGAGGTAAAAGGAGAACAAAGGATATGATATTAGCATCCGAATTAAGAATAGGTAATGTTTTCAAAGGAATCGGAGGCATTCAAACCGTTTTGTCTTTAGAAGAAAATACCGATAGAGGCATGTGTAATTATTCAAGTGATGAACATAGATTAATGTATTCTCATTTGATTTTATGCCATCAAAACGGTAATCAATACAAGCCATGGGAAATTGAGCCAATCCCATTATCGGAAGAAATACTTTTGAAATGTGGGTTTGAATTATCAGGGTCTGTTCAGAAAATAGGTTATTTTAGACTTATTTATGAAGATGGGGGTAAATTATTTTTTTATTCGCACCCAATGTTAAAGATAGAACTTAAATATTTACACCAATTACAAAACCTGTATTTCGCATCAACAGGAAACGAACTTAACACGTCACAACTATGAAAACAGCAGAAGAAATATTTAAAAGACCAAATAAGAAAAACCTTGAAGATTGCAAAAAAGAAATAATGTTAAGATATGCTCATCCAAGCTTTAAAGAGCTTTGCGTGTCTTTAAAATCATTGCCAGCAAACGTTATCGAATCAGTTATAGATGATTTAGTAATTATGTACGCCCACGCTAAACTTGACGAGGCAGCGGAAAAGTCATTTAATACCGCTAGAACGAACCACTCATCAATAGAGATACAAATGTCAATTATCTCACTTAAAGACGAAGTATAACAGATATGATTACTCAAGAAGAATATTTAAAAGCTAAAAAGATAGTTGAAGAATATGAGGAGCAGGAATATGCAGATGGCATGAATAACGCTATGTATTGTGTAGAATGCCAAGCTTTAATTGAGCAAGAATGTATTTGTAATCATGAAAGAAGTTTTGATGACGATATGGATGAAGAATATGAAACAGACGATATGTAAACACTGTGGGGCTATTAATTCTCATTACTCATTTCAATGTTCAACACAACGTAAGCCTATCAAATCAAAGCCTGTATCAAGCGATATAAAGCCCGTAGAGAAGAGAACTCCAAAAGAAGATAAATCTATACCAGAATTAATAAAACTCGCTACAATAGTCTTTAATAAATGGATACGCCAACGTGACACCATCAATGGTAAAAGCTTTGTATGTATATCATGTCATAGAATAAAATCAGTAGATGTAATGCAAGCAGGACATTATCTGTCCGCGGGTAGCAATTCAAGTATAAGGTTTAACGATTGGAATGTAAACGGTCAATGTATAGAGTGTAATTGCATGAAAGAGGGCAACCAGAAAGAATACCGAGTTGGATTAATAAAAAAGATTGGAGAAGTTGCAGTAGAGGCTTTAGAAGAATCAGCAAATCTTCCTTACAAGTGGGATAGAGAATTTTTATTAGACATTATAAAGAAATACAAATGAAATGGAAATGTTTTAAAACCAGACAACAAATAATTTTCGAAAGGATACTAGAGTTAGATAATCAAATGACATTTTACAGCGTAGATTTAGATCATGCCGCGTTAACTAAAGATAAAAAAGTAATGCTAAAGACCCTTCACGATTACGAATGCATACAACGCGCTATCTCCCGAATGTACAATCTATATTCAAAGAAATACGATACCCCATAAAAACATAAATTAACACTAGCTTATTATAACATGAACAATATTGAAGCAACACAAGGATTTATAAGAGATGGGCACTTTTGGTATACTAAATGTACGACTGGTATTATTATGGGAAAAGGAGATATGTTTACGATAGATGACCGTAATGTTGTTAGGAGAACAAGAAAAAATGCACCAAAATGCTACATTCAAACGTACTTTAAATTTGTATTCAAAATAACTCGAATAAAATGAAATTCTATTCAGTAACACAATACGAGCATGGCGACTTTGCAAGGCATCACGGATACTTTTCTAAAGTAGAGAACGCATATTCAGCAGCAATTAAAGCTGTAAACCGAGTTCAAGATGAAATCATTGAAATGAGAAAATTTTGCCTAAAGGACAATATGAACTATGAAAACTATAAAAATAATATGGAACAGATTAAACTTGTTGACAACAGTACTATTGCTCAATGGGTAGGTAATTATAATTCTGTATCAATCACGATAGAAAAAACGGAGGATTAACATGAACAAGGAAAAATTCATTCACCAACTATCAGAAGATGCTCATGTAATTATTTCATTAGCCAACATGATCTCTTTAAAGTACCATGAAAACCTAAATGGATACGGGCTTGGTATGCCCATCCTAAATCAAAAAAGTAAGAAGATAAAGGAATTTGCCGAAGACATTAAAAAGTCTCTTCTAGGAAGCTTATTTAAGCTCACAGACGACGCTGATACGGTTAACTATGAACTCGCTGAACAACAACTCAAAGCCTTCACATGGTTATCATCTGTAGAACTTGAGCAACTCAAAAAGTATAACGAGAAACTAGCCCTTATTCCCGACTCACAAGTAAACACTCCAACATTAATAGAGGTATGACAAATAAACAAATAGTAAACGCAGTATCTACAGCCCTAAATATCCCCTATGAGCAACTTAAATCTAAAGATAGACATAGAGATGTATCGGATGCCAGATCAATCGCTGTAGCCCTTATATTAAAGAATACAGACATAACCTTAAAGAAGTTAGGTGCCCAATTCAACAGGCACCATAGTACTCTCATACATTCAAGAGAAAAATATGATGAACTTAGAGAAAGAGACATTAACTACGCTTTAAAAGCTGATGCTTGCCTAGACCTACTCAAATGAACAAGGTTGTATCAAGAATAGATGCTAAGTACTACTACCTAAACGGTAGGCTAAAAGAAAGAATCCCTGAAAAGCCTAAAGAAGAATCAGAAATACCTACTGTGATAAGAGTAAAAGCATCAGACCCGGATTACTTTGAAAGAAAACTATTTACAGAACACCTCTGCAACCCCTTTGGATATAAGAAAAGAACTTATAACAATGAGGAGATAAGAGATAAACTAGAAAACAGATGAAAACACTACATAAAACAATTAAGAGAAAATGGTTTGATATGATAGTTTCAGGCGAAAAGAAACATGAATACTTAGAGATTAAACCTTATTGGATTAATCGACTGCTTTGGCATGAATTTCGCAAAGATGTAGTTTGCTTAAATAGCCTTGAAGATGCCATATATGAGCTTTCAGAAAGCAATTCTATATTCAAAATGCCATCTATATTTAATACTACTTTTGATACTGTTACTTGCCGTAACGGATACAATACTGATTCTCCTTTAGTCGTTTGGGAACATGAAGGTACATCTATTGGAGAAGGGAAGCCTGAATGGGGAGCAGAACCAGGCGTTAAATATTTTATTCTTCATATTGGAAAAATAATTAATGTATCATGATAGACATTAAATCATTACGCATAGGAAACCTAATATTAGACCATACAGGGACTATTAGGGAAGTAGCCTATATTGGAGATACAATAGGGCTAAAGAATGACTCAGGAGGCACAGATAAGTATCAGAAAGACCTTATAATCAGTGGAGATATTGGTAAGCTTAAAGGAGTGCCTTTGATAGGAGAAATATTATTAAAGATTGGATTTAAAGAATATCCATGGTTTGAAGGGGCTTACATAAAATATAACGATTCACATTTGATGATAAGATGGTACAAAGATGATATTATAGCTTTTACTTGCTATGTAATGGATGGTAAAGAAGAAATGCTTCATAAAAATGTTAAACACATCAAAAAAGGTTTAATTGTCAACTTACATCAACTTCAAAATTTTTATTATTTCAATACAGGCCAAGAACTTAATACATCGGAATTATGAAAACACAAAAGCAAAATCCGAAAGGATTACATAAAAGGTACTTTATTAAAAAAATAGACAAAAATGGTAAGTTAATCCCTATAGATGAATTTGCAGAATACTTTGTCTTGAGGCTTGATGATTATGGTTCAGACCTTAACCACATTAAGGCCTGTAGAATCGGTATTCATGCCTATGCTAATGCTATTGAATCTACTATCCCACAATTAGCAAAGGATTTACGTGATCGCTATCCATTAATTTAACCAAATGATAAAGATAGAGTTTAAGGAAGCTTGCTAAAGGATATGAAGATAGACAGACAATCAGTATTCGATAGGTTTTCAGGAAAATGCGCTTACTGTGGTTCTATATTGGAAAAAGGATGGAACTTAGACCATGCAATACCAAAATGGCACTGCGAGGGTAAAATACCTATAGCTAACTTTAATGACGTACATTGTTTTGAAAACTATATGCCATCTTGCAGAAGTTGTAATTTGTTTAAGTCTGGCAATGGTATTGAAGGATTTAGAAAGCATATTGAATCACAAATAGAGACATTAAGAAGGGACAGACCCACGTTTAGAGTTGCGGAGCGTTTTGGATTGATAGAATGTAAACCCCAAAGAGTAGTATTTTATTTTGAGAAATTTAACAATAAAGGCGACTCATAATCCGAATCGCCTTTTACATTACTTCTTTGGAATAGACCCATACAACTGTTGATATGCTTGAGGACTAATCTCATTTGCCCCCCTATCAACACCTGCAAATCTAAAACCAGTAGTTTTACTACCTGCCCACCCATCTACATTACTAAGTCCTGGCAGAAAGTTCTTATCAAAGTCATAGGTGCTTAAATCCCCTGTAAATGCTTTATCCTGCAATTGCATTTGCCCTGCCTTAATCTTATTGATTAGCGTATTCCTATAATCAGCAATCTCCTCTTGAACAGCAGGAACATAAGCATCATACTTATACTCACTTGTTCCCTTTCCCTTATTATACTCTTCAAATAGCTGTCTGCTTAAATTAGTATCCCTAGCATCAAGCTTATTACTCCCCTCAAATCCTTTAGACTTAACAAAGTCTGCAAAGCCATTCCAATGCGCCCTTTCCTCTTGTGTTAGCGGTAGCCTTTTAGGCTTAGGGTCTTCACCTCCAAACTTATTCCTTATTGAGTTCAGCACATTGCTGTAAAACTTATCTTCTGCCATTACTTCCTAAACTTTAAATACACCAAAAACAATACAGCTAACCCCAATCCAAATATCACCCAATATAAACTCGAATTACTTACCTCACTATTCTTTATCTTCTCTTTAGTCCTTATAGTGATTATCTTATAGAATGTCTTTTCAAACGTCTTATATTGGAACGAATACAGGCTTTCTGAGGCACTTTGAGTCTTAGATGAATTATCAGTACTCTTTTGGCTTGTAAGCTCTGTAATTCGCTTAATTAGCTGTCCGTTTTCACTAAATAACTCTTCGATACGCTGATTCTGTTTCTCATCAACTTTTTCAGTCTTTTCTTCTACTTTGTTAACTGTAGTTGAGCTTGTTTGACTTGTCTCCGTACCTTTCTCAGTAGTCTTTTCTTCTGCTTTCTGTTCAGTCTTGTTAATTTGGGTTGATACCTTACGTGTACCACAGCTATTAAGCATAATCGCAAATAACAATGCTCCTGCAATAAGAACAACATAACCGCCTATTAATACGAACAATGGATTCTTAACCTGCATCTGTACCTCCTTTGGTTTCTCCCACAACAGGTTCAGTAGTAACCTTAGTTAAGTCTTCGCTAACCTCTGTAGTTACTTTCTGCTGATCTTGATTCTTCTGGTGTTTACTTCCCCATACAAAGCCTGCAATAAGAATAAGTATGTTCCAAGCATCTCTAACGCTATCCGTCTTATTTAATGTTACCGTACAGTAAAACACAAAACCTAATAATGTAACCCAAGCTAGTATCGTAAACAACTCAGGGAAAAATTCTTTAATCTGTTTCATAATTTATTTAGTTAAATATTTATTGCTTACCCAACCACTCTGCATGCTACCCTTCACCTGAATCTTACTCCACTCTCCGACTCTATTCAACTCATATACCTCTGTGCCTAATTTAAGCTTCGTAACGGCAGGATAATCTGTTCCTTGACCTCTACGTACATTTAGGTCTGCTGTAGTGTTGTAAAGCTCTGTATGAACCCCAACAGCATCAAACAACCTCTTCCAGTCAAATAACAAAAGTTTAGTTCCTGATGGATCACTCTTTCTAATAGGGGCAATATCCTCATGCCCAACAATCTCTAGCTTATAAGTTTCTACAAGAGATTTCACAACCTTACCCAATTCATCCATCTGAATATCCGTGTAAGCCTGTCCTCCTGTATTCTGAACCTCAATACCTATCCCGTAGCTATTAATACCCTCTAAACCTCTCCACACACTTACACCTGCATGCCAACAAGTAACATTAAACGGCGCTAACTGAATAACTTTACCCTCCCTAGACAACCATAATTCTGATGATACTTTAGATGTTTTATCTAATAGCCAATTTAAGCCCTGTGTGCCACTTGCGCCGTCAAAATGTATTACCATTAGCTTGTAGCCTTTTTTTGCCTTACCGATGTTGGGAGATGCCTTATACGCAACTTGCTTACCATCATCACCAAATAGAAAATTGTTTTGGACTTTCATAATACTTGTTTTTTATTGTAAAAGTAATAACTAATTGATAATAAACGAAGAAAGCCTTACATCCATCCAGACATAAGGCTTAAACCAAACAAACTTATTATGAAGAATTATTTTTTTGAATATGCCATAAGAGACAATGATATAACGCCAAACAAGGAAATCCACAATAATGGACTGACCACAAACATGAACAGTGGCTTTTGAAAAATACTATCAGTTGAGAACATAGTAATCAAAGTTAATGCAGTACATATAAGGAACATTCTAGCAGTAACACACCATACATATATGCGATTCTTCCAATACCATCTAATGTACCAAAAATCAAGCGTACAAGCTTTAAAAATAGCCTTTACCAAACTATATTTAGCCCCTGATATAAAATAAGTGAGCCAGACACACAACCCCATGATAATGATTATCGATACGTAGTTTAACCAATGTATAATCGTCATAGCTGTTCTCCTTCTTCTTTGTCAGACTCAGATAGAAATTTCCGTGCCATCATTCTTAAAAACTCTTTAAAGCTCATACGGCTAAAGCTAAATAGCAACTCCGAAATAACTACAGCCATAAATGAACATATAAATAAATAAACCATAATCCACTCACTATAGTTTTTTATCAACTTAGCATTCCATAAGGCCATAGCCAACCAACATACACTGCCAGTAGTCATTGCATTCCAGAAAACTAAAGCTAAAGTAAGTTTCTTACGCCGCCTCAAATGAGCTGTTTGAAGCATAAAACCAAAGATAATGGATGCAGAGCAACCAAGATTAAACAAAGCGTTTTCTGAGTTTAAACCCGCAAATGCTCCTGATAACAGTATTAATGCACCCATCCATTTAATGATTAGATTGACCATATTAGTATCGTCAACTTTTTCAAGTATAGCCATAAACCATAACATAAAATTTGATGTAGAGTTCATTTCGATAGGCTCTCAAGTATATTTGTTTTCGTAAAGGTAATTATTATTTTAATATTTAAAATAGTGCTTATAACTAGGTCTAAACAACATAACGTAGATAATCAAGGATGTAAACGTAAGTCCCATAGAAATTAAAGGCTTATTTAACCCTGCGCATATAAATGCAAACAACCCTATTCTACTATACAATGCAAACCTACATAAGTCCTCATACCTCATTATTGTATCAAACATTATCTTTTCCTTGTATTCTACAAACGATACCTTATACACATGACTAGGTGCCCAAGCAATAAATATAAATGTCAAATAATTTAAAAATAACCCTAGTCTCGGGTCTAAAGGCAATTTGAATATCATAGAAATAAGTAATAGCCCATAAGAAATGTAATAAAGCCAAAAAGCGGCTTTTAGGCCGCTATCTTGAATGAATCTTTTGTAAGTCATAGACTACCCTGCTTGAACAAATACACATTTACCATTTATCTCAATGTACTCCCCAATCATCCCCACAGGAGGTGTTAAAGTTGAGCAATCAATCTGATTAGTCTTGTATTCATATTCACCCTCTTTGAAGTTAAGATGTTTGTTAACGGGTAAATCTAAAATTTCTTTTGTTAGTACGATTTTTTTCATAATGTCTTTTTTTATTCAAAAATATATAAAAATTAGAATATTACATTCTCCTACATTAATATGTTACCTCTTGACCAGAAGTAAACGTTACAGTACTCCCCCCAGAAGTTGTACTTAATAGCCTGCAATAATATCCAGCAGGTATTTCTCCTTGTATATTCAACATAGATGTATCGTTCAATCCCACACTAATACTAACCGCTAATGTACGAGTTATCCCTGCTGAGTTAATCGTAGAAAAGTTGACGTTATCAGAACTTATTTGAAGTTGTACTGTCCCTGCTGAGTTCAAATTTAACAGACTCAATGTCGTTGCTATAGAAACCGTATAAGATACCCTAGTTGGTCTAGTAGTACTAGGTCTAAAGGAAGTCCCTAATGTTCTTGCAGGAGCATTATTGTACGTAGGAGTTGTTTGTTGTATCGTAAAGTTAGGATATGTGCCTCCTGTTGTTATTCCATTAGAACCCGTTAAGCTTACTGTTTGATCAGGTGCAGTATTAGTTATAACATTACTAGCTATTCCTATACCCGTTCCTGCTGTATACGTATTAACCACAGGCGTAGGGATATTTAAAGTAGATCCCACCAACGTCGCTGCTCCCGTCCCTGTGGTTGTAAGAGACAATGTGTTCTGTTTTGAGGCTAAACCACTTGTTAAAGCAGAAGTTGTCGCATACCCGCTTAAAGTGGTCGATAATGAACTATTAGTAGGGTAATTTGATAATGTTGTAGACAAACTTGCCGAAGTAACATCTCCTACTGTCCAAGACCTGTTTGAAGATAAATCAAAAGTACTTCCGTTTATTGTGATTGTTCTACCACTTGGTACACCGTCTGTAATTCCATAACCACTAAGCGTAGTTGGCTTACCACTTAATGAAGCAAAGGACTGTGCAGGAACACTTGAAATATATCCATTAGGATTTGTTGCCCCATTATAAGGTGTATATCCTAGTCCAGAGATAATTTCAGCACTTGATGGCGTGTAACCTATAGACTTATACAAAGGATCTGTAGAAGACTTAATAATGTCAAAGGAGCTTAATGTTTTTGAATAAGCAGGCACAGTAGGATCAATTTCTGTAAAACTAGTTAGGAAATTACTTGGGTTCCCCGTTAAAGGATAATACAACCCATCATTCTGAACCTTAGTTCGATAGCTCCCACTAACGCCCGACCATACAGGGTCTGTTTCAGTATAAGACGATATAAAGCTATTTGGATTACTAAGTGGATAATAAGTAGCATTAGCGTGAGAAATTGTCTCATATAGGCTTAAATTAGGCTTGTTTTTTATATAATCTAATGAAGAGGTATTCACTTGCGTATAGTCACTCTGAATCTGAGCAGATGGTATTACTGGTCTATTACTTAAATCATTATAATTACCAGTTGTTGACACCGTACTCAAGCCCGTTACCTTGTTTGATGGTAAAGAAGTTATCCAAGAAGGATTAGAATATGAACCCAACAATTTAACATACCTATTATCCCCTACATTAATTGTAGAATCTCTCCACCATCCAATACTTACAGGATTTAATTTTATACTATCTAATTTACCTGCCCACATCCTATAAGTAATAGGGTCTACCCATATGACATTCGGCACCAATTTGTTTTGAGGAATCGCCTGAATAGGCAACAAGGTTGTTGACTGGCTGTAGCCTTTTAAGCAAAAAAATACAGCAATAACAAAAAAGTAAAGTTTTTTCATAATCTAATTGTTTTAAATGTGAATAATTAATGGTTAATAAAAAAGGGACAACCTGTTAAGATCATCCCCTATATTTTAAATAAACGGAAGACCTATGAGCCATATACGTTCCACTGACCCGCTCCATCATATTGAATTGTTAAGTTTTCTCCTTGCATCAAGCTAATAGAAGTAGTAACAGTACCACCTTTATAAAAGGCATCTGTTCCACCTGCTGTAATTGTTAATATAGGGTCACTACCTGTAGCTTTATTATATATTCTATAAAAACGACCTGTAGCTGGGGCAGAAGGTAAAGTCCATGAAGCATCTTCGCTACCTTTGAAATTATAGTAACCTCTTTCACTCAACATTAGTGTAGTAGATGTTGTATTCATTGTAACCCCTAAAGCGGACGTAATGTCTTCTAATAAAGCTATATTTCCGCTCTTAGCCTGAAATGTTTGTGTAACGTTTGTAGTTAAATTAGGTTGTAGTACATTTAGTTCGAACCCACCATTAGCAAATTGAAAACCTGTATTTAAATATTTCGTCTGCTTACCTATCCCACCCACCAATATGACTCCTGGTTCAATACCTGTTGTGTTAGTGCTATTTATATATAAAGCAGGATCATACCAATACTTACTGCCATATATCTGTTCAGTTCCACTCAAGTGTACAACTGCATTATCATTAGCCTTTAAAGCAAGTCCTGTATTAACAGCGTTAACACTAGGATATTTGATCGCTGAGGCGGTTAAATCATTTGAAAGGTTAGTTATATACTGTCTAGCATTTAAAGCTGTTAGAAGGTCTGTTTGGTCGCTTAAATTGCCTGTTATTGATCCCCATGTACCGCCTCCTCCTAATACCTCCCAATTATTACTTCCTTTATAAACACCAAGCTTACCTAACGCTGTATTGTATCTTATAGCACCTACAGTATCTTTTCCTCCATTAAGAGTCCATGTATTGCCTTTAGGGACGTATAACGTTAGATACGCCTTTAAATTAGCGTATGATTGAGTTTGGTTATTAGCATTTGATCCGGTTAAGGGAACAGGCTTAGTAACAATAACATCATTAGTTTGCGCCCCAACTTGTAGGGCGCAAAAGCTTAAAAGGATTATTAATAGTTTTATTTTCATGTGTTAAATAGAATTAATAAACGTAAAAAGCCCTTGAGAAAGATTATCAGTTCCAATAGAATTTGGATGTACGTTATCGTTTGTCATAGTTTCAGGATTCCATCCGTAATCATCTGGATCATATCTTAAATCAGAAGGAAATGTTGTATTAATAAAATCTAATAAAACTGTTTGATCAGTAGTATTCCCATCTATAACTTCTCTTATAGGTAAGACATGTATGAATGTAGCTGAAGGATTTAAGTTCTTTAAATCCGCAACTAATTGTACATAATTATCTTGCCACTCATATGTTGGCACAGAAAAAGCTAAATCATTTCTACCAATATTCAAAGTTATAATTTGAGGAGAAACCTCGAACTCGGTTAAATAATCAGTAAGTCTTATTGTCTCTAGAGTCCTATTGGAGCTACCCCCATAAATCAATCTTGTTCTTCCCAACAAATCAGCGAGCTTCTCACCATATCTTATTCCTATTGTACCGCCAAAAGTCTTACTGTCTCCAACACATAAAATATATGGATTTTTAAGCATACTAGAAGTTATCTTTATATTATTGTAATTTATTTTATATGTACCAGATAAATCGCCTCTAGCAGGTACATATGCGAATTGAGGTTGTATGATATTGAAATCTACTTGAGCCATAGTTAACACTACTTCTGAAGATAAATTTTTGGTTACATTTTCATAAGTAAATTTTTTACTTCCATCTGGAAATAATTCAATAGTTATTTTGAAAAAATCGCCGATATCGAAATCCATTAATGATTCTGACAGATCGCTGGTTGTTCTAGAATTATCAACTTTTAATTGTGTAAATAGATCATCATACGTGTCGTTACTAGATATATAGCCTTTTATAAACCTTGATGTATTTGGAGAAATTGGGTTTGCTCCTACCAAAGACATTACAAAACCGCCTCTTGAATTAGATTCGGGTGGAACTGGGTTTCTTGTGCTATTTATATAATCTGTTACTTGATAGTTAACCTCTATTTTTAGAGTAACGTCATTACAATATCTTATCTTCTTTAAAACTAAATAATCTAAAAACAAATATCCTGGCTGCCCGGTTTCGGCTCCAAAGTTAACAAGAGTTGGATTCGATGACAGGATATCTCCATCAATCTCCCATTTTGTATCTTCACCTAAAGCAATGTCGAAATCATCAAAGTTATTCCAACTCTGTTTATCATAAAGAACCCCTAAAGTCGTGTCTGGGTCTACAGATCCAGTAAAAGCAACTGTATTACTTAACCAATCGCTAGGTGGATTACCTCCAATAGCTTTAACACGCATCTTGACTCCACCAATAGGTATATCCCTGTCGCCTACATAAATCTTAATTCCGTCCACTCCATCTTGGTTACTACTGTCGCATCCGGTAATCGCTTCTGATAGTATTTGATATTCAATGTCTGTTATCGGTCTTTTTGCCATTACAAATCAGGTAAGGTTGCTTTAAATAAATCGTTTTCATCATCAGTAATTGGACCATATGGTGGATTAGGTGTAACACTACCTCCGCTAATCACAACCGTCCGATCAACATGTGCTTCATTATATCCTGTACTTGCAGGACTTGATGCTCTAACCACTACACTCCCTGCACTAACAGCATGTAACTTACCACTAACAATAGTAGCTACGGCTGTATTTAGGCTTGTGTAAACGATTATTCCTAATGGGTTGGTAGTTGTAGCTATTAAAGTCTGATCAGCATCTCCTACAGTCATTGGAGAGGGTTGTGTAAACTCTACGGTTGGCGTAATTGGAGTAGGTGGTACAACACCTGATTTAGCATAGTTAACCGCCCTTATAACCTGCCCATCGTAAATAGGATTGATTAAGATAAAACCTCCCGTACTTAAATTAATAAAATCAACACCTTCAGTTAGCCAAGGGCTATTATCAACTTCTAAGAAAGGTAACCAACCTGCCCACAATGGATTATCATATCTTACTCTTCCATCTCCGCCTGTAGATGCCAAGTCACTCCATTCAATCAACAAAGGATCAGGTCTGTTATCTCCTCCACCCTCTTCAATTATAATGGTAACTCCATCAACTACAGCATTAGGGTCTATTGTAGCAACCCCACTATAATTGGCTATAGCCGTCTGTAAGCATGAGTATATCTTAGCAGTCTTATCATCTATTAAATTACGCTGTAAGCTCCCTTCTAACGAATAAATAAGATTGTCTATTCTAAATACCTCACTAGCATCTTTGCAATCCATACAGCCGCTCTTTTGAGATACATAAATATCTTCTATAAGATCAAGTGTGTATGCCTGAGCAAGTAATATTGTATCCTGTATTTGTTGAGGTGTTATCATTATGCTTTAAGGAATTTATAGCTTGCACTGATGTAGTTATTGGCTTTAGCGGGATTACTGTTTAACACTGCCTTTTGAGCGCCTGATAAGTATAATGCCCCCATAGTTAGATTATCACAACCTTTGCATTTAGAACCGCATCCACAATTAACTAAAAGTTTTTGATCTAAAAGGTTATACTCATACTGAGTTGTCACGAAATTAATTGGAGGACTCGCCGCAACACTAGGGCTTCCTGTGTAGATTAACTTTGCGGAAAAATATTGATCAGTTGAAACGGCATAATCAACAGTTAAACTACTCCCTGAAAATGTTATGGTTGTTATTAAACTTCCTGTGGCATCAATGTTATCCCAAATCTGAACCGTTCTTACATAATTTGAAATGGGGTCTGAGATAACACTTTCATCCTTAAATGTTAGTGTTTTAGCATCAGCAGATTGTGATTGTGTTACTTTCAAAGCCATTGTGTATAGATTTAATGTTGTAAATGTAGTTATAAAATATTATTTCTTGTCGTTACTATTTTTATCGTCGTATGTAATGTAATCCCACCAACCTCTTTTAAAGAATCCTTTAACAAATCCCTTATTGTTCTTGAAGTCTGATTTAATAGGTGGAAGTCCCATAAACTCTCTGTACAAATCCCTAACCTGATAAGCCATTTGAGATGAACCTACAGGTGAATAAGGAACATTGAATCTACCCCCAACCAAATCACCCGTTCTCCCCGCAGCAGACTTCTCTTTTCCTTTAGCCAAGTCCTTAGCAATAAGGTACATTCTCTCCTTATCCCCAAAGCCCCCTGCTCTATCTCCAAGCAAAGTACCTATAGCCCTTACTCTTCCCTCTGCTTTTTGGTTAGGATCAGTTAATAACGCAAGCATAGGGGGTACAACTTTATATAAATACTTATCCAACACCGGATGTTTCTTTCTAAACTTCTTAATGTCATCATCTGTACCCGAACCATAAACTGCTCCTGCTATAATTAATCCTGTTGTACCTGCAATAAGCGTTCTGCCATTAGCCCGATTAAGTGATGCCTTAGTTTGTAAAGCTGTCTGAGCGTCTTTAAGCCCTTGTACCGTACTTAAATCAAGCGCCTTATTCTTCATTAGGTTTGTATCTAACCATTGTAAGGGCAAGCCCATTTTCTGTAGTCCAATAACAGTCCAGTTGGCACCACCACCTGCAAAAGGATTAAGCACATTCTTGCTTAGAATGCTGTACATATTTAACCATGACGCCCTTCCCCATTCTTTACGTCTTATAGCATCATTCAAATCAGCCTCTATGCTTCGATTTAAGGCACCCAAACCTTTAGTGATAAAGTTATTAGACTCATGACCTAATCCTGTCCCTGCTGTCGTGTATGCCGCCTTAAATGAAGCTTCAACTAAATCCTTTGTAATCTTCTCTCCCCTTATCAATCCATCCTTTACAATATCATTAGCCATTCTAGCTATGTTGGTATCACTTGGAGATAATATCTGCTTACCTGCTTTCTTATTTACGCTTTCAATAATATCTTTAGCGGTGTTCTTAGCATCTTCAAAACTTTGTCCTGTTAATTTCTCATTAACATATTGAAGTGCCTCTTGCTGACTCATAGCATTTGGGTTTGACTTATCCGTAAGCACTCTAATTAAATTGTGTGTAAACTCTAATTCAGTTCTTTTAATCTTAAATGCACTATCTGAACTATCTAAGAATGCCGTACCTGTAACGGCACTAACATAAGCCTGATACAATTTATTAGGCGTTACACTTCTAATAGCGTCATCAAAAGCATTTTTAGTCGTAAATGGACTACCCACACCCCCGTACTCTTCTCCTTTATCCAATAACACGCTTTTATAAGCGGCCTTACTAAGCATTCTTCTTTGTGCCCTTAATTCAGGTGTATCCCATTTACCCTTTTTAAAAGCATCCTGAACCTTAACTTGTAAATCGTTATAAGCAGCAGATACCGGATTCTCTACGAGTTGTCCTAAAGTGTTTAACAACTGTCTCTGCATACCATTAACTAGGTTCTTAACAATTACCGTAGCCTTATACGCTCCATTACCACTGCTAAATGCAACCTTTTGAATTACTTTCTTAATGTCGTTTTTAATCTTAGCCTCTGCCGTAGATAAAGCCACATCAGAAAGTTTATTGCCATTAGCATCCCTTGAGTCAACTAAGTCAGCTAAAGACTTGTGTAAGCCCTTAATCTCATCAAATAAGGTCTGATCTTTAATACTAACGCCTAAAGTTTGATTGATTAACCTATCGTACGTATCAGGATTCTTATCAAATGCTCCTTGGTTATATAACTCTGCTAATCTTCTGGCTAATATTTTACTGTTGTTTTCTCTTGGAGTATTACGTCTTTCTAAGTCATTGGTAGCCTTTTCAATTATTGAAGCGTGAAGGTCGTTATACTCGTCCTTTAAAGCTTGTTTGATTTTTGCTATCTCCTCACTTGTATATCCCTTGTCGGGCAACACTTGATCGACTACTTTGTTAATGTTGTCTAAGCTACCCTCCTGCCCTGTGAGTTTCTTCCAATCTAGGATAGAGCGTTTCTCTTTTACACCATCTTTATTCTTGATGTTTATATCTCGACTATATCCTGCATCAATCAAAGCTTGTTTAACGGTAGGATCACTTTTATAACTATTAGTCCCTTCTTCTACATCAATTTTCTCTTCATTAAACCCATCAAGCATGTCTTGTCTGAACTTATCTTCGTTCTTCCATTCCTTACCATACTTCTCTTTGATTTTAGCAATACCCAACTCAATAGCATCAGCAACTTTAACTCCTGTTTTAATAGCTTGCTTAATAGTTGAAATACCCGCATCGATTAAAGCTACAGGAACCCCAATACTAGCATCATATGTTCTGCTTCTAAGCTTCTTTTGAATCCTCTCAAGCGCCGCAATTGTTTTATCTGCCCTTTGCTGTCTGCTAGATGGTAAAGCCTCGTATATCTCATCTATTCGCTTCTGAACACCGCTTTCTATAGCTTTCTCTATTTCAGCATCAGTTCTACTTTCTTGCCTAACTTCATATTCTTTGTTTATGTCATCAGGAGTAGCATTTACAGCTTTCTCAACCTTTTTTCTTTCTGTAATCTCTTTAGGGGAAAAGAAGTCTTCTGTTACTTGCGTACTGTCATAGCCTACTCTTGCCAATTGTCTTAATTGACCCATAGATGTAGCTCTACCCGTTTCTCTACCAAATGCTCTTGACTTGTCAGCAACTAACTTCTCTTGCTTCTTTAGCGTTAAGTTATCAGGGTCAGCCAATAATTGCCTATTCAAATCGTTTTCAAGCGTAACATACATCAATTGCTTTTTATCAGCAGTTAACGTTTTGCCGTTCTCATCAATGTAGTCAAGAAGTCCATTTACATATTCATCACCAAAGGCTTTCTTAGCTTCTACAACAATATCATCACCATGACGTAGGGCATCCATTCTCTTTTGAACGTTATACTGTCTCTCCTCATCTGTAAAGTCTCTCTTCTTTTCTCTGGCTTGATTACTTGCAGTATCGTTTAAATCTTCACTCTCTATATTTTGATGAGCAAGTCGATCTAAGCTTTTAACTTTGTCGTTTACTTTGACTTTTTCTGTAGTTCCTTTATCTTCTGCTCCATTTCTTCCTCCGTCATTTGAGGCAAGTTGTACAACTTCCGAAGGAACTTTAGCTTCTCCTCCAACGTTAGGCTCTGTAGGTATATTAACATCTTCTTTAGGCGTTACTGTTTCTCCTTTAATTACGTATTTAGGCTTTTCAACCTTTACGCTTTCTTCTCTTGTCTCTGCAACTGTTTCTTCTGTCTTAGGAACTTGTGTTGCTTCCACATTCTTACTTTCAGTACTAGATTTACTTGTTTCATTAGCCTTTCTTAAATTTTCTACAAATGCAATAGGGTCTTCATCAATCTCTTTTTTAGCCCTAGCCAATTCCTCAACAGTCATGTTATCGTCCAAATGAGTCTTAGTAAACTCTTCCGAACTTAACTTACCGTCTTTAGCAAGGTCATTAAGCTTATTTATCTCGTCTGTAACAACGTCTTTTGCCTCTGCGGTAGGTTTTACTGTCTGATCACTTTTGCTTTCATTTAAAGCTTCTAAAATGTTGTTTCTAAATTCAGCTTCTGCCGCATTTCTAACTTGTAAATCTGAACCCATTAGCTTGGCAAAAAATCCTTTACCTTTATTAGATTCAGATTTTAACCTATCATAAATATCATCATAGCTTTCTACACCATACTCTTTAGCTAAATTGTCTCTTATTTCAGCCAATTGTTGATCTGCTTGAGGTCTTATCCCCTCAAATTCTTTTACTTTATCATATTCTTTAAAAACCTCTTGAGATGTTGCAGATTTTTCTACAGGCTTGATTTCTGATATTTGTTTGTCTACCTCATTACTTTGCGCAGTTAAATCTTTTTTAATGTCATCAGATAACTCAGGGTCATTAATAGCCTCTTGAATTTTAGCTTTCTGCTCCACCAAGTTGTTTACCTGTGCCTTTTGATTAGTATTAAGTTTTTGATATGCCTCATCTATTTTGTCTGCATGTTCTTGAAGTTCATCTTGCAGTTGTATTTTCCGTTGAACCAATAACTCTTTAGAAGCATCTGATATATTCTCATTACCCAATGCCGCATTAGTCTCTTGTAAAGCTTGTTCTGTATTTGATACTTGAGATTTAGATAGATTTGCTATTCCCGCAACACCTCCTAATAAACCTCCACCAATAGCACCTGCAATCCCTGCTTTATTCATTCTGGCTAAGAACCCATCCCATTTAGAAGTTTCACTAACGTCAAATACAGGCTTACCAGTCTCTTTATTAACCAACAACTCTGCTCCTGCTTGTGCACCTTCTTGTAAAGCCTCCGTACCATACTCCACTAATGCCCCATCTAAAGCCTTAGCACCTCCTTTAACGAAGTTATTTGAAAGGTTAACAATTTCCTTATCTAAAAACTTAGTAAATACATCTCCCGTTACCTTACCCCCTGTTTGTCTTTCTGCTTGTTGTAAAGCCCTTTTAGCTATAGCGTTTGATATAGCCCCTGTCTCGCCTTTAAATATCTTATCAAACCCGTATTTCTCTAATGCTGATGTAACTAATCCTACACCTCCTGCAAATACACTTTTAGTTGTCTCATCAAGGTTTCTCCCCTCTTCTGAACTGTTAATAGATTCTAAAGCACCATCATAGCTTTGAAGAAACATTGCGCCTGCCCCTAATCCACCACTACCCGCAGTTAATGCCATAGCCGGAACTGAGTTTGCCAATCCACCCAAGGCACTTGTAAAAGTCTCATTTTGGTATTTAGCTTCTAAACCTTTATCAAGTTCTCCACCAAGTTTATTTGAGTACTCTTTTCTTAATCCAGGAGCGAACTCTTCTCTATAGGCTTTTAATACCTCATCCCCATTCTCTATTCCGTATATCTTATTGGTAAACTGAACTCCTAGATCACCTGCTCCACTAGCCACCCTTCCAATACCGTTTAACAACTCATTGTATAGATATGTAGCTCGATTACCCGCCCTATCAGATTCTTCAACTCCTTGAGTAATTGTTCCGTTGTCTATAGAGCTATTTTGAGCTTGTCTAATGGATTTTTTATCTCCTTGGTATGCTTGTTGTATTTTGAGGAGTTTATCCGACATAGCGGCATTAGAAGCGTCCTGAGCATTAACCTGTTGAACTAACTCATTTTGTCTTGATACAGGTATTTGTGATTGTAGGTCATTCCCCAATAATGGATTTACCCTTTGAGCATTTATATTTACTTCTTCTGGTAGAGTTACCTCGTAAGCAATATCATCTGTAGAAGAAATTGGAGATTGCGATACGGCAGATTCTAAACCAATTTTTTTTTTAATTGGGATGCCAAAATCATCCACATCAGCACTCTTTTGAGGTTGAGCTTTTTTCTTAATTGGTATTCCAAATTCGTCTAAGTCTTCTGCCATCTTACTTTATCTTTATGCCTTTGGCTTTTAATAATTTCTCGTATTCTTTTGCTGTATAGCCAGATGCCTCTGCTTTACTCGCTAATTCTGATCTGCTGATTGACCTAGGTGCCGTTGATTTAGGTGTACTGCCTGACTCTGTAAATATTTGTCCTTTTACTTTTCCACTAGGCTGTCCTGTCTGAACCTTACTTTCAGATATTTTTTCACCCGTAATGTCATTAAGCAGTTGATTCAATTGCAACTTAGCGTTTGGCTTAGTTTTGTCAACAGTAACGTTATAGGCTGGTATAACTTTAGTGGTCTCTTTATAATCTTCATCATCTGGTTTAAGTCCGTTATTAGAAGTAACTGTTTTTTTAGGAACTCTAATTTGAATTAAATTACCTACAGAACCAATCATTCCATCGATTTTAGACTTATCATATCCAGGCATAGCGCTTATAATAGCTTTTAACCTTTCTCCGCTTCCTGCAACCCCACCCAACATATCGTCAATGGTTTTCTGTCTATATAAAGCAACGTCGTCTTGAGCCTTTTTATCCTCAGCATTTGCTTTCTTTAGCATTGCCGCAAATAACATTTTCTCTCTCCAATCAGACTCATCCAACACCAACTGATTTCTTACTTTCGATAAAGGTCTTTTAGAGACCATATCAGATATAGCTTGTGCTTTAGCCTCTTCTTCCGGCAAAGTATCAAACAACTGTTTGTATTGCTGTTTTATAGCGTATTTAATGTCTTTATTGTTATCGTAAGCTAAACCATAGTTGTAGATTTGTTTTGCAGGGTCTACAACAGTTTTATACTCCAAATTGGTGCCCATTCTATTGCCAACCTTTACTTTAGCTCCCGTAACAGGATTAGCCTCTTGTTGACGACTCATTAAATCTGTATCAATCTGCCTAAACTGATCATCTACCTTACTTAAATCTGGTTGTCTTTGATAGGCTAAAGTATCTCTAATGTATCTAGGGTCGTTTCTTGAAAGAGTTTTACTTGCTTGGAATTTAGGAACAGTATCATCCGTGTAATTGTCTCTGTCTTTAGTTAACAAAACTTTTGTAAATTCTTGTTCGCCTTTAGCTAGATTCTTACTGTCGTTAATCATGTCCTGCAATTCCAACTCTTGCTTATCAAAAGCACTTTTAAGTTCAGATTTCTTTATAGGGTTTCTTTCTGCCTGTATTTTATGGAACGTGTTTTTCCAATCGTTATACCTTGAGATATACTCTTGCTTATCCGGCTCCCTTACTCCGTCTATTTTAACCTTATTTAAGTCATCTTGCAATACCTTTTGTTCAGCCAAAGCCTGAGCCTGTAGTTTAGCAGCATTTTGTAGATACTGGTTTACAGGTCTACTTGTGTCATATATTACATTGCTTCCAATAAGATTTGCACCAGCTATATCTGCCATTAGTAAAGTCTGTTAGTTTTAAATCCACCATTATATCCATAAACCCTAGGTTGAGCAGCAGGGGTTAATCCACCCAATTGATTTGGAGTATTGTCTTGACTACCATTACCGAATTGCCCAGAAGCAACACTTTGTCCTAATTGACTCAAATCACTTAAGGCCCCAAAAGCATTTGACTTTCCTGCACGTATAGTCTCAGATGCCGCTTGCGCATTTTCTCTGAATTTTTGACGATTATTCCAGTCCCAAACCCTGTTTTGTTCGTTGGCCAATTGTGCTCTTTGACCAAAAGCAAACCTTTGATTATTTTGTCTTGCGTTAGCATCCTGAACATCTAGGTTAAGCGTGGCATCATTTCCTGCTCTAACTAAAGAATTTAATCCTGCTGAGGGATTAGCACTCCTACCCAATGCAGCATATCCCCCTGTTTGATTTCTTTGAATGTTTTGAACCGCTTGATTGTATTGTTGTTGGGGTAATCCTGTATCAGCCATTTGTTCTGCCATAGCCGCATTTTTAGCTATGTTAGAGTTAACTAGTTCTATAGGACGAATATTGGCTTTAGCCATCCGGTTTCCTTTTCCGATACCTATTAAGCCTCCGATACCCTTTAAAATTGATGGCGCGGCGGCAATTCCTAGTGATGCTACTAATGGTAAAGGCATATATTATTTATTTAAGTTTAACAAATGTATTAATTATTTTCATCTTGTAACTCTTTACAAGCTAACTCATTGATTTTGTAAAAATTGTCCTTATCTAAGTTAAAGAATTTTATTACCTCATCAACATTGCAAAGTAATGGTCTTTCATTATAAACAGAACACGTATTGTCACTATTTAATTTCTCACATCTCCCTGTTTCATCCCAACTGTAGGGAAATGATAATTCTTTAACGTGTTTAGTGGCTTCTGCCGCACGTTTAACATTCTTACAACATAAACCACATCCACTGCATTTAAACATCTTAACGGCTCCCTATAGCGCTGTGTTCTGAATGAACATAAACATTGCTTAATTTTAATACTCCAACATTAACCTGTATTAGCTCAATTGTTATCCAAGTTCCTTTAAGTGGACTACCATTTATTAAATCAGGCTTACTCTTCATGAATCCTGCACTATATATCCCCTCTACATCAAATATTTCGATTTGAGTTACTCCATCATCTAGCGTATCCTTTAAAAAGTCAACATCAATCAACTCACTAATTTTGCCTAAACTGGTTTTTATCCCATCAGCAGTAGTTATCATTAGCATGTTGCTTTCATAACTAATAGCCTCAAATGTTTTTGGTTGCGTTTTCCCCGCATTAAAAGGAATATCTACGATGGTTGGATGTTGAACCCCATAGAAGTTGTTGCGAGTATTTAAGAGGCTGTGGCGATATAGACTGCCATTGTTATACGTAAATAGGTTTGTGAACAAAGAATAGCCGCAATCAGGGTTATAACCTCTCCAATCACTCCATTTATTATTCTTCTCACTCCAAACTATAGTATCCTGAGATTTTACATTTAAAACATTTGTTACAATTCTTGGAACAAAAACACTCAACCTAGTATTCGCATTTGAAAAGAATTTAGCTGTAGCATTTGTTGTAGCCGTTAGCGTATCTGTATAAAAACCTGCACCAGTTCTGTTCACTGATGTAGCCCCTCCTAAAGAAAGAACTACATAGCCTCCTGATATGTTTTTAACCTGATAGCTGACCTCATAGGTGAGTCCTGCTGTAATTGGGTATGTAACCAATCCTAAGTCTCCTGAATTACATGTTTCATGTACAGCATCAGTACCCTCTATGCTCCAACCCCTTGAATTACCTTGCTCAAGAAGATTTATTGTTATTGGCGTATTTTGTAATGTCGTATACATATGTTTTAAATTGTACAAGTTCCTAATGAGTTAGCCCTAGCTTGTCCCTCAATGTCAAAGTTTGCGTTATCTGCTGTTGCGGCTGCTGAATCTACATAGCCTTTAACATATGGAACGGTTCCACCTGTTGCCCCGCCACCACAATTATTTCTTGTAAAGTCTGCTCTATGTATAAATCCCGTATTAGCCACATCAAAGAAATATATATCTCCTGTTTTAGGTATACCCGTTATAGGTAATGTTGAAGCAGCCCCTACTGTTCCTGTGTAAGTAAACCCACTTCCTGCCTCAACATAAACACCTTTCCCAACTCCTGATGTATTTTGAACGTTTAATGTTAATGTATTACCATCGCTTATATAGTTAACCTTGAAATTATCCCCACCAACAGCAGGAACAACATCCAGTTTAGTTGCTGAATTAGTATTATCTACTATATCTAATTCAAAAACACCTGCTGAATTTAAAAATATATACGGCCTTAATAGTTTTGTTATAACTCCCGTCTTAGTGCTCTCCCCCGTTATATACATGTCAATTCTATCAAATGAAGAATCTGTAGTCACCGTAAAGCTTTGTAATGGATTTGCTTGTGTTCCAATTATATTATTGAATATTTCAGTTGTACTGTTTTTTACTATTCTCAGCCTACTTCCTGAAAGTGTTTCCCAAGGATAATTAGCAGGTAAACTTGTATGGATAATCTTAATTTTATTCCCTTTTACAAACACACCATTGAAGTCATTGCTTGTTTCTTGAGCTGTTTGTTGAATTATTAATACATCATTTCTTTCAATATCAAAAGATGCCTCTGTATAAGGGTTATTACCCCATGTAGTAGTGTAGTAAAACATAATTGCTGGATCAACTGCTACTTGTGTTTTAGCATCAAAACTATCTGAATATGCACCCACTGTTAAAACGGCGCTTGTCGTAACTTCATTTGAGGAACTTGTTGTTTGCCTAACAATTACTGTATCCCCTGCATTAACCATTCCATTCACACTAACCCAAGCACCTGAGTTAATTTGATATTCTCCCCCCGTAATACTGATTGGAACAGAAATATTATTTCCACCTATAAGCACAGAGTTTGAATATACTATTGTATTAACCTCTTGATCCGTTAAATCAATAAAATAAAAAGGATAAATAGTAGTCGTTCCAGGAGTGATGTTTATACATGTGTTCTTAGTAACCGTAGCACCTCCGTTTAAGAAACTAAATGTAAAACCTCCGTTCCCTGTATAACCTGATGTAGGGGTAAAAGTCGCAGTGCCATCACCATTTAACACAGTACTTCCATTTGAATTACTGGTAATAACCAAATCGGCAGGATTAATAACGTAGTTATCCAACAATTGCCAATCAGTTGTATTAAATACAAAGTTTGTTAAAACACCATTTCTATTCTCTATTGACAAATTAAACTCGTCATTAAAATTATCGTAATAACCAATGATCTTTAATCCATCAGCTTTAGCTTGTTTTAAGACTCTACGGAAGTACTTGGTCATCTTACCTGATATAACCTTCAAGCCATCGTATCCGTCCCTTATAGGTAGGCTATTGTTTGGGTCTGCAAAATATATAGTTCCATTTTGGCTTTCTCCATAACTCTCCTTAGCATTACCAATCCCAAAGTTCCCCGATAAATACCTTACGTAATTTAATAACTTATCAGATATAGCATACTGTCTTTGCTCTGCCTGATCTTCTACAATACTCATGTTTAAAGGAATGTGACCCACCTTTAACTCTTGAATACATATCAAATAATTATCCCTTACCCTAAGCTTTTTGATTGAACCGTAGTTGCTTGAAGTTTCCCCTGCACCCTCACCGTAAATTCTTTCCCCATAAAATCTGGTTATGCCATTTACCTTGCTACCTTGAATAAAAGTATCTGAATATCTTATAGACGCTCCCTTCTTTACTTTTCCTTGTTCATCATCATAAATTCTAGGTCTGCCTATAGAATAGTAATTGCTTTGATAGAAGTCACTAAAGTTAAAATCTTCAACTAAAAACTGAAATGCAATGTTTGGATCTAAAACCCCTGAATATGTTCTTGTTTTAAAATAAACGTCTCCATCTCTGATAGTGCCTTGTTTTACGCTATATTCCCCATTTACAACATCAAATCTTTCTCCTATCTCATAAAATAGCTGAGGATTATCTGTAGTAACACCATCCGAAACAGTAACTCTTTTTTTAGGTGAGTAAATCTCCATTAAAACCCCTACACCGTTTATATCAGCAACATTTAAGGAAGCAGATTTTCTAACCTTTAAATAGTACTTACTTACATTTGGAGTTACGCTTGTATCGACTTCAACATCTAAACCCACAACTTCAACATCAATAGCCGGAGAATCAAACCACTTAATAGGGGTGTTTGTGCCTGAAAAGGTAAACATCAATGTTACTCTGTCTCCTGCTGAATAATCATAGTTCAATATAGAAGATGAATTAACCTCATTGAATTTCCATAAGGAACTAATATTAAACACCAAGTAGTCAGCATCGCTTTTAGCATCACTATAAGCCCCATTAACGTATAAGTCTGTAGCGTGAGTGTTATTCAGCGTTAATAACCATTGATAGCTTACAGAGCCTATAGGAGGCTTGCTATTCTTTAAATCCCAATTTATTTGAGAGGTAAGCCCATGAGTTAAAGCATAGCTAGGCGTTTTAATAACAAACCTTTCATCGGTAACTATAGGGAAGTACTTTCCGTTAGCATCATAATTAGCCAAAGCCAATTGATAACTTGAATTGGATTTTAATGCGTGAATGCTTTTAGATGCTCCTGTTCCGGCATTAGCCAATTCTAACCTTGCAAATGACAATTCGTAATATGGCGCTGTCTTAAAGTTAATTTGATTTGAAGTAGCCCATGAATTAGGTATAGAAGCCGCTAAAGAAGCCAATACGGCCGTTAAATTATTATTTTGAGTACTAGGTACCGTATACACTGGTAAGTTGTTTACAGAAGCGTAATCCCTTATATCCCTAGTTTGAATAATAATCTTATCTCCCGTTTTAGGTAAACCTGCAAAATAGATGCTTACCGATCTCTCGTGACTATTTGGGATTCTGTCATTGGTAGTACTGGTAATTCTTAATGGATCAGGGGCTACACTATCAACATTTATTTTAGGATCATACGAGTTAACTGAAATGCTTACATCAGCCACAGGTCTATCGTATCCCTCAGTAATGCCCCCTAACACTAATATGCTACCATTAATCACTTCCATTGTCTCTGCAACATTTGGAACATAATCGTAAGGCAAATCAGTTTCAAGAACGTTTACATTTTGATAGTTACCATCGTTATAAAAAGCAAATGAATATATATTTGTAGCAGGGTCATAAGCCTCATAAATTTCCTGAGCAACATTTACTGTAGTATTAGGCAATGCAACTACTGTCGATCTTAAAATGTCTTTGATTAAAAACCAATCTAATAAATCATATCTAGCGGCAACCCTGATTTTTGACGTTCTATTGTTGCCTGCATCAACACTAACGATCATATTATTAGCTACAGTAACATCAGTTCCTTTGGCAGGTGTTGGTTCATCTATAGGAACTACTCTTTTACTTATTGTTCCCCATGCAGTAGACTCATTGTCAAGCTTACCCCATTGCTCCCTAAATTGAAAAAGTCTGTTCTTTAAAAGATTAACAGACCTACCACTATCGTTATTGTAAACTGCTTTTGGTTCTTTTATAGGCTGTCCCTTAATCAATGAGAAATCTTCGCTAATTAAAGAGCCATATGAGCCATTTTTAAGCCGTACAAGGTCGATATAATGTGGAGTTGAGTAACTGTCATTAAAACATAAATAACGGTCTTGTATGAGCTTAATATCGTTTATGTAGTATTGTGGGTCTAAATCAAAAACACTGATCCCACCACTATCTGTTTTATTGGTGAATAATACAGTTTCAGTTAATGTATCGTAGTCAAACTCTTTTAACTGCCAAAGACCTTGTGAATTGTATATAAAAGCATATCCTTTTCTTAATGTTGGAAATCCTGCCGCACCTATACATTTATTTAATCCCCCACCCAGCGTTGAAGATATTAAGTTGGTGCCTTCTATATTTGTTCCATCACCGCTTTCTGACTCAGAAGTACCTGTTACCCTAAAGTTATAAGCGCTAACATAATCGTTAGATTGAATATCATCGGTAGTGGAGTCTGAATCCATACCACCTTGCTTAAAATTTCTTGCTTCTATACTCATTATTATGATTTTGGTACCAATTTAGTGCTCACGCGCATAGAATGCTCTAATTCGTTCAAAACAAAAGGATTGGTTCTCATTTTTGTTAAACGCTTATTTCTGTAAAATTCTTTTTTAAATTCAACAACAACATTCATAGGAAATTTCTTTCTTGAATCTATTGCATCTTTCCATCTCAAATAAGCAATCATTGTTTCAGCGGCACGTACATCAATAGCGTAATCTCCACAACTACCATCAAATCCATCAGATAAATACTCTAATACAATTTTGCTGTGACTTGTTCTTGGGTCTAAGAATATTAATCCTTGGCCTTCATCAACCTTGTATTCGCCAATATTTGCGGTACCACTATTAGAACCGTATAAGTTATAAGTAACACCGTCGTAATAATAGTTGTTGTAATATAGCCCATCATAAGGAAACGGAGAATAATCTACACCCCCACCAATAGGGGCACCAACTAATCTGCTTTGTCCCCCTGTATCTAATGTTGAAAGCTGATTGTTTCTTTTGAAGGTTACAACCTCTCCCTGTCCATTAACAACACCTATTTTAGAATATTTAATGTAGTCGCAAGGCAAAGTGACGGTGCTGTTTGGATTAACATCCAATATAGCAGTTTTGAATGTCCCTGTAATATCCAAGTTAAACTCTGTCTTTAACCCAAAAACACCAATGTTCCATAATCTTAAAAACTCATGAGACGATTGGTCTGATGAGTTTAAAAATTGTCCTATTATTTCTTTTAACGTTATCTTCATTATGGGTTGCTAATTGAGTCGTTTATCAAATCTTGTTGTATTGGTTTTAAAGGCAATATCCTAGCCATAATCTTATCCCATATCCTTCCTTCGTAGTTCTTAGGAATTGTTAAATCGCTAGTTAATAAATCACTACCGCTTACAGCGCCAACCATTTTTATCGTAGCCGTATTAGCAGGATCAAATAATGGGTTTGATGTTTTAAATATTAATTTAGTCCCGTTTACCTCATATAAAGTTATGCCACACGGCAACCCTATTAAGTCTTGAGCAAAGGATGCCTGAGCTTTCATCGGGATACAATCCATACACGTATTCCCCTCAATCTTTACAGATATTATTTCACGACCGTTAGGCATACCCGTTGGGGTAGAGGGCAAAACACTATAAATTGTATTGTCTGTGTCGAGCAATAGTTGAACACCCTTAAACGTGGATATAAATTGGTTATTTGCATAGAAATTTTCTCCTTGATTTGAGTTTAATATCGCATCCTCATTAGCACACTCAGCAACAGCCGTAGCAATCAACTCAGCAAAGTATCTCAATGACTTAACCGCATCATCAGACGGATGAGACGCATAATATGTATCTCTAATTAATTCTGCTAATTTTTTATACGTTGTTGCTGCCATTATACATTTTCTTTAGCTTTAATATCATTTACTTGCATAACCGTTTGATCTCGCAAATTTAATCCTATATCTACGCCTGCCATATAAATCAACTCATCAATGTCTGCTGATGACCAATTTGGTTGAACTGAATTTGTAGCATCATACACGGCACGACCTTGCGATATAGTATAAGCCCATTTGGAAGGAGTTAAATCTTTTAAATAAACCAATGTTGCTGTGCCTAAATTAATCGGATAGAACTGTATGTAAGTTTTGTAATCAACATATATAGGGTAATTAGCATCAGGAGCATCATAGCTAGATGATAAATAACTACCAAGCCTATCATCATTAACTTTAGTAATAGGCACTTGAATACCCCCAACAGTATGCCTAATGCTATCTATGTGAAGTAAATCGCTTGTTTTGGTGTACTTACCATTAGAATCAATCGTAATCACTAAAGGGTCTGATTTGAACCTTGTAAGTGTATCTACATTATCCTGATTGATCCCGTATTGCTTATACAGAAAATTGAAATACTTTCTTTCTGCACTTGAAAATATTCTATTGAAATCATTCGGGCTTAAATTTCCATTATAACCTGCTTTTGTTGCCCTGTATTGCAATAACTCTTTGCAATAGTTAATATCTTCCATACCGTAATATTAATTGCTTAAAACAAATGTATGAAATAAACACAACAAAAAACGGATTGCCCAATTAAGAACAACCCGCCTCAAACAGAATAAACGGAAACTACCCTTGAATTGCTTTTAACTGTTCAAGCAATTTGATAGCGATTTCGTCACCATCTAATACTTTGTTAGCAATTTGCTCTGCTACATCTCCATTACTGTTTACCTGAAATAGGCTCTTGCCACTCTCATTATAAATCAACTTATTTTCTGTCGCTGTAATCAATCCTCTTTGAATAGCTGTTGAAATTGCAAACTTCACTTTAAATTTAGGATTGTTGAAGTTCTCCATAAACTGCTTAGGATTACCTTTGGAAGCTAAAATAAAATTAGTTCTAATAATCTCAGGCTCTTCATTCGTGTCAAATCCGTATAACTGCGCAATAGGAAGCATCTCTTCCACGCTACATGTTCTAGCTAAACTCTCCGCTTCAAAAGCTAAATCTGCTGAATTTCTAATGCCCTGGATTTGTTTTGCCTCATCAATTAACTCATAAACCTTTGGAGTGTCGTTTACAGGGTTTGTATTGCCTGCAAAAGCATCATTGGTAGTCAATGCCTCATACAAGGCTTTATTTGTCTTAGGGAATCTTAAAAACCCCTTAGTGAAGATAATATCATTCTTTTCATTGAAAATTTGATTCTTGCTAGGTTTACTCGTTAAAGTTTCTTGTTCATCCACCCAAATAGATTTGAACCCAAACAAATATCTCCAATGCCTAAAATCACCTGTTTTCTGATCAACCGCCACTCCTGCATTTGCTACAATGTAAATGTCTGGATATGGGTTTGACTCAATAAGTCCCGTTTTAGAATCTTTGGGTTTTAAATAATCAAACGTGTTAACCAATTTAAACCTCCAAAATCCAGTACTAGGCTCTGCCTTTTTACCAAAATTTGGGTTACCTTTTCTTGTTACTTTTTCTTCTGTTGCTGTTTCCATGTTGTTTATAATGTTAAAAAGCCCCCACCGATTGATGAGGGCTTAGAGTTTGTAATTCTAGTTACCTTTTGCGATTAACGCTTGTTGAGCACCAATTAACTCAGCACCAAAATAACCAATTGTAGTAATGATACGCTCTGCTTTTGTACCGCCACCATCTGAGAATAAACCATTCTCTTTCACATGCCATCTGTTAGAACCCTCGAAAGGAACCATATAGTTAACACTGAAACGTGGAGCCGATACTGTAGGGCTGTTTTCACCATATTGTACTTCTTTCTTACCTGTAGGCATGAATAAGCTGAAACGGTTACGCAAACCTAAACCTTGAGAACCGTAAGCTGTCTGCTCATCAAATAAACCATACTGAGTAAAGTTGTATTTACGTTTGTAAATGGTCATTGATTGGTAATCTCTGTTTAAATCAATACCTCCGCGAGTACCAGCAGCAGAATATACAATTCCACCATTGTTAATCTCAGTGAAGATAGAGTTTTGCATTTCGGTCATTGCGCTATCATCAGATAAAATGTCATACTCTTTAGGCGCACCAACTGAGTTTAATGCTCTGTTGATTGTAGAGAAGGTCGCTAAAGACCAAGTAGTATAATCCATGTTAATACCATTGGCTTGAACTTGTTTAATGATACCATTTGATCCCTCTTCAACATAACCCAAGTTGTCTGTACGTGTACCTTCAAAGATTAGATAATCCAATTCATAAGCTCTACGCATGTCGGTATCCAACATTTGTTTGTAGGTAAATGAATAGTTACCGTTGATTTGAAACTCTACTTTCTCAGCACCAGCCAAATCACCAATTGTATCATCTGTACGAATCTCAGTTACATAGTTGGTGTATTGGTCAATGTTTTTGATAATGGTATCAGTTTTATCTGATTGCTCACCCAAGTAAAGGAAACCACGTCCTAACAATTCATCTCCTGCATTTACAGCCGCACTGGTGTTAGCCAATACTGGTGTTAATTGAAATGTGTGTGCGTTAGGGGTAGTTTTGTTAGGAACCGCCGATACACGTGAGTTAACGCCTGTACGTGAGTTATAAAAAATATAACCCAATGCAGGTAGAGATTTAGTTCCTGCTTGCGAGTAAGAACCTGCTCCTACTGTTACAGTAACCGCCGCACCGTTAGCGCCTGCTACCGTTCCTGCTGCTGTAACAAAACCCATTGTACGTCCGTGTCCTTGGTACCATTTAAATTGTTTGTTGTCTACTTTACGGTAGTTACCTTGCAACATCGCTAATTGCGAATATGGAGCAAATCCATAAGTATCATAAAACTTGTTATAAGCATGAACGTTTACGATGTTCAAGCCACTAATTAGTCCAAAACGGGTTACCGATGGATCGCTGTAATTAGTAGGGGTGCTATTTGGAATAGTAATTGCCATTGTGTTTTTCTTTTAATTGTTAAGTTTAGTTAACCATATAATAGTTGTCCTAGGTCTACTTTTGGAGCGTCAGGAGATGTTGGATCAGGCTTGAGGTCAATGTTTTTTATTTCAGCTAACACTTCCTTGGTTGCTGTAGTTTTCATTTGCGTGGCTGCCGATGCAATAACTTTCTGATAGTTTTCTAAAATAAACAAATCCTCTGCAATTTTTAGAACATTCTCATTACCTTCTGCATCAATCCACCCTCTGTCTTGAGCCATTTTCTGACCGTTGTAATCTTTCATGTATTCAAGCTTCGCCTTCTTGTCTTCATCTGTGATTTTGTAAACAATTTCCTCACCGTTTACATTAATCTTTAAATCTGATAAATTAGGAATCTCAGCTTCTACTTTTGCCTCCCACTGCCGATTAAGTTCGTCAACTTCTTCTTGGGTAAGTGGCTTTTGAGATACAACCTCTTCTTTAGCTATTTTAGGGAACTCTATGGTTTTCTTTGTGTTTTCTAATGCTATCCTAGCATCCGTTGCTGCCTGACCCAATAGAACTTCTTTCATTTCTAATGCCTCATTATAGTCTACAGCTTTTTGATATTCTTCCGGTTCTAACTCTGGGTCGATCTGTGTTAAGTCTTTAGGTTGGCTTAAATTACCGTATTTAGTTTTAAACTCAACATCAATATACTTATCTCCCCATGTTGGGTTTTGAAGTTTCATTTGTCTTTTAACAACATCTACGTCAGACATTGTGTTGTAGTCAGTGTTTTTAGCTTTTAAGTACTCATAAACTTCTGAATCTTTTCCTTCTAATAAAGACTCAAATAAGCTTTTGGAATATTCATCTTTAAACTCTGGAAGCTTCTCAACTATTTTCTCTACTACCTTTTCTTGAATTACAGGCTCTACAACCTCGCTTTCAGGCTTAACTGGTTCTTGTACCACTGGTTCTGGCTTAACCTCTTCTACAGGCTTAATTTCATCCGTAGAAGGTTTTTCTTCTGGTGCCTGATAGACAGGAGCATCATAAATGTTAAAGTCCGATGATGGGATTGCTTGATCTGTAGTTTCCGCTACTTGTTCTGTTTCGTTTTCCATTGTATGAAAATTTTAATCAAAAGTATGTTTTATTATCAATATTTCAAATTATGCAGTTTGCATTTGCTGTTCAGGTAATTCTTCTTGTGGAATTTGCTCTTGCTCCGCTTGTTGTTGCATAGCCATTTGCTCCTCTTGAATTTGTTGTTCTTGTATTTCGTTAAGCTGAATTTCTTCTGAAATTATTTGATGGGTATTTTCCTCAATTTCTCCAACGTTAGCAAACACCCAAGGAGCTTGTTGCTGTACCATTTGTATAGTTGTACCCTCTTGAGCCAACATTCCCTCAACAACTTTAGATTTCAATATACTAGAGAATTTTATAAGCTCCCTAGATTTCTCTGCCTCTACCTTAACTTTTTCTATTTCTATTGCGTTTTTATGTTGCATTTGTGCCAATTCCATATCGCCTCTATTTTTCTCTTGAGCTGCTGCGATAGCTTGTTGAGTATTCATTTGGCTATTACGCTCTGCTTGTTCTGCATCCTGTTTTAGCTTCATTTCCTCTCTGTAGGCTAAGAAATATATAGCGTACTTGATGTTGGTCTTAGCAAGTAATCTAGCTTCTGTAGCGTCCCTTGTAGTGATTAATTTTTGACTTAGTGATATTTGTATGTTTTGCTCAAATAAAGCCGCTTCCTTATCATCTATAACCGCTTGTACCTTTACGTCAAAGTCAGCTTTTTCAAAATCATCACTTGCTTCTACCCTAATGTATTTTACCCTGTCTTCACCTAATGCCTGTACATAACCATCATAATACGTTATACCATCTTTCTTGCCATGAACAAGAATGTCTTTAAGCATGATTTTAGCTATTTTAGCGGCTCTTGTCATCATGTTGATGAATCCCTCATAAATATAATTCGAGGCGCTCTCACCTATCTGTCTTGCCTCTTGAAGCACTGTTTTACCTGTGGCTTGATTGGTGATATTACCTGCGTCTAAATTATTAGAACCAACGATTCTCATTAGCTTATCGTATTCAGCATTCCAGATTTGCATAAACTGCTCTAATTTGCCAGAAAATGGAACGTTCATTGGTTGAATTGGCTCTTGTCTGCTTTGACCACCAACACTATCATCAGGAATTGCTTTGTAATATTGAATACCCGTCTGCTTATAGATTCTAGTTAAATCAAATGGAGTTAAGTCTTCCATCCCTTCACCCAAGGTAATGTCACTCATAGTAGAAATATCTACCTTAAATCCATCAGGGGCTGCATTAGCTATGATTTTTTGCTGTTGCAACTCTACCAATTGCATTTTCTTGATAGAAGGAATCATAGTTTCAATAAGAGGCTTATTCTGCATCTTATCGTTATTGTACATGTATGTAACCCAAGGAAGTTTAACTTCTGTTAAGTTCTTATCATCCTTTACTTGATTCTTTACTAATCCCCATTCTAAAAGATAATCTGTACCTACAATCCATACACCGCAATAATCAACTTCATAAGCTTTCTCAATGTATTTTTTATTCTCCTTTTTTACTTTAACCTTATTAAGAACTTCTTTGCCGTATTTATCTTCTTTAGACTCATATACCAAGTTGTATAAGCTTTTTACATCTGCCTCAACTACCATTACCCTCCAAGAGTCATATGGCCTTGCTATAGCTTGAGAGAAGTTGTTATTCCATTCGAAATTAAATAGACTTGAATTGCCGTTTTTACCTGCCTGACTTTGAGCCAACGCAAATAATTTATCTTCACTGATTTTATTAGGGTATTTAAGTCTTATAGCTGAAATGTCCATGTAATAAACTTCACCTTGATAAGGGGCATCTCTAAAGTCATCCCACTCGCTATAACCAGATAAGATGTTCTCTGGCTTGGTAAATCTTATTTTTATCCTTCCATTGCCATCAATGTATATTTTGTGTTGAGCAATACCTGCCGTAACCAAGTCCCATAACGTTCTTTTCTTGATCACGCCACCAAAGTCATTATCGTAAAAAACAAGATCTATCCCTTGCTCCATGATTACTTCTTCTCTTTCTTTGTAGGTAAAGCCAAAATGTAATTCTAACTCTCTTTCGTTTTTTGGATCTTCATCACTAAACTCCTCCAATTCTATTCCCGCTTCTTGTTGTAGAGCTTGAATTTTTTCTTTGTTTTTTAGTTTGAATAAAGCATCGGCTTTGGCTTTTTCTTTTTTAGACTGGCTTACCGGATCAATAGAGTTGCACTGAATCTTTTCATCTCGCTGCATATAGCGATCGATCAGTCTATTTAGAATAGGAATTGCAATTGGTAAAGGGTCATAGGCTAGGTTTATAACAGACATCTCACCATCTAAGTCCAAAATATCCTTATACTCTTCCATCGGCTGTTTACCTTGAGCAAAAGCACGATTATAGTTGTATCTATTCGCTCTCTCATTTGCTCCTTCACCATTAAATCCTCCATTCCATTTAGAATAAATAGATTTCATAAACCTAAGTCCAAATTCTTTGCTATTCTTATCTGAATCTGTTGCAAGTATATTCGGTAAAGTGTTATCGTTTTCAGCCATGCCTATAATATATTATGACAAATGTAATGTAAAAATTAATAATATTTTTTACTGCGCTTTATTTGAAGTATTTTCTGAACCTTCTTAACAGTAGCCGTTTTAACAAATGCTTCTTTTAATCCCATTAATGCATATCCCCAAGCCATACATGCATCATAAACCGTTCTGTCTTTAGGATCAAAGTGCACCATGTCCTTTAATAGCCTTAAAAACTTAATTTTATGGATATTATTGTTGGCATATTCTACCATCTCCGTAGCATGTTGTTCTATACCTTCTTTGCTCTGTGGTGCAACTCCGTAAACCGAACTACCGTTAGAAAGGTTAGTCGTAATTAAGAACCCGTATTTCTTTACATAATCTACAGGAGATGCTAGTTTGTTTTGTACGGCGTAATCTTCCCAATCAATAGGTGAGCGTTCTGCAAGCATCTTAATGCCGAAGTATTGAAGCCCCCAATATATTTGTTGATGGAATAAATCCTTTGTTTTTGGCCTACCGACAAACATCGCCACTGGCATACCGGATGTTTCTGGATTTAAAGCGTCGAAACGTTTATGAATGATGCAACAGGCATCTGAACCTTTTTCTACCGTTACTTTTGTTGTTGCAATAGTATCTAGTCCGGCTACTCCGTATGTTGTGTTGTCAGGGCATTTAATGCTTCCTACGACAATACATTTATTATGTTCTTTAGGTAGTTCAAGGATGTACCACATTCCGCTAGGGTCATCAATTACTCTAACCTCTCCACTTTCTTCTTTTCTAAACGACATTCTTCTGCCGTTTTCCTTTTGCCCTTTTTTATCTAAATCGTCTTGTATTTTTTCAATTTGATCATTTAATTCGTCAAGATTAAACAAACAAGTGTTATTAGCGCCTTTAAATACTTCTTTCCATTCAAAAGGATACATTCTCACAACCTCCGCGTATAATTCAGGGTCATGTGCATTCATCTTTCTTGTTTCCTCTAAATATGCCCTTGCACCTATTTTAGGATTAGGGCAAGCTATTTTACCTGTAGAAGGGTCTTTGAAAGTTGATAGAAAATCTGTTTGACTTCTTGTTGGTGTATCTATTATGCTTTCTCCATATTTTCCAACGTACCCTAAAAGCCCCCTATCTCCCGATATAAAGAATCTTTTAAGTTTTGTTTGTGTACGACCGAACATATCCTTTTTGCCGTTTATGTGGTCAGAACCATCCCAAAGCTGCCTAAAGTTATCTCCACCTTTGTCACCCTTATTTACTGTAGAAAATACCGAAATATGCCCACTTACTGATGCCCCAACTACTAATGTTTCTGCTATCTTCGTAAACAGGATGTAAATATTAGTTTTTATATATTTCGCGCCTTCATCTAGAATAGCCCTACGAAGCTTTCTACCATCATATGCATTCTCTGAGGTATCCAGCCAATTTATACGATTGTTCTTACCTTTATCAGCATTAATAGTCCTGTTGTTGGATGATATTCTTTTAGCAGGTTTTGCAATATGTATTTCGCTGTCTGTTACTTTATTTAATTCAGGTACTAAGAATAACGGTAAATTTTCAAGACCATTCTTAATCATAAAGAACATTTCCTGTGCATCCTCTCCTGTTTTAGATACTATACCTTGGAGCGTATTATCTTCTATTATGCCTATTAATAAATCTATTGAAGCAGCCATTGATGATAAACCAACACGTCTCCCCTTTATTCCTACATCCCCTAAAGTTAAAGGGTCATCTTCACATAGTTGGTAGAATCTGAAATACTCTAATGAGGTTTCTTTGTAAATTGGATATGTCTGTTCTATTAATAATTTGAAGTAATTATGGAAGAAGTAAGCGTATTTATTGAAGAAAGTAGGAACACCATTAATCATTATCCAATCACCAACATGCAGTCTTTCTATTTCCTCCTCATACCATTCCATCTGCCCCTTTGCAGGGTTTTCATACCATAACTTTAATTTGTTCTTGTGTTCATCGAAAGGTGTTATATTCCAATCCCATTGCTCATGTTCTGTGCGCCTATACCAAACTTGTTCTGATTTTGGTAAATGACTGCCTCTAATTGTTGAAGGCTCTGGAAGAGGCGGGCATTTGTATTCTATGCCTTGCACCATGTATTTAAGGCGTTCGCCTTTTTTATATACTCTAGCTACTGGCATTTTTATGTAATTTGTCTTTTACTTTTTTCTGCATTACCTCAAATAAGTTTACTTCTGGTTCGGTCGTTGTTGTCGTAGTTTCCTCAGTATAGGTAATAGTTTCCGTTTCTTCTGTTTTGACACCGTACATTTTGTCTGCTATCTCTGAAAACTTTTCTATCTTATCTGCTTTTTCTGCTAAACTTAAAAATGAGTTGATGAATTTACTGCTAAGTTCAACCTCTGTTCCATCTCCATTCTGCTTAGATTCATTAATCATGTCCAGGTCGTCAGCTAGTTTACCTGCCATACCATCAATTGACCTTATCAATCTTTTAGTATTAGATGCACTAAAGCTTTTTACTTTATTCTCCAAAGCCTCTATGTAGTCATCTACTTCTTTATTTCCGCTTCTAAGGTTTGAACAAATCATCTATGTTTTCTTTTTTATTTGACCTAAATCCTGAAACGATTTTGTTTTCAGGTTGAACTCTGGATTTCTTTTTAAAGGAATTTTGCATTTCCCTATGTAAAATTGAATATTCTTTGCAAATATTCATAAAGGCATCTTCCCCCTTTTTTGTAGTCATGTATTTAATAGACTTACTTTTGATTCGCTGGAAGTAGCCCTTTTCTACAAGCATTTCGCCATATTTTATAGCGATGTAGTCTGACATACCAAATAAATAAGCCAGTCTTCTTGCGAACCAATTGTATGAGCTTACAATCACCAATAGCCTCATCTCATTTATGCTCAGATTTCCGTCTTTAACAAGCCTATTTAAGATAGGAACACCCATAATGGCATACAAAATGTTGCTGTTTGACGCTTGATATATTGGCTTTGTCTTTGCTATTCGTTTAGTTGCCAATCTCTGACCCCTTAACGAAGCGATATAAACAGCCTTTTTTCTCTTAGCCTTTGTCTTTTCCTTTTTAGCCAACAACCTCTCCGATGGCTTAATTTCTAGGTCTTGAAGTAATTTAACTCCTTTTGGTGGCATAATCTAGTCAATTAATTTAGCTACTATTTCCTCTTCCTTTAAAAAAACATAATACTTCCCGTCATATTCAAATTGATAGTTGAAATTATCTATGCTTTGTATTACGTCGTTTAATGAGATATGAGACACTTTGTGTGGAATGTGGGTAATTTTAACTGTTAAGTTCTTTTTCTTCTCTACAACGTTTAAAATTAGCCCTGATGATGAAGTGATTTCGGTTTCCATAATCTGTTCTCCCAAATAGTATCCATCCGGCAATTTTATTTCTCCATTTTCTATTTTGAATATCGCATATTCCAAATCTATAACAGTGGTTTCGTTGTCTAGCTCTATCGGGTCTTGAAGCTCATAAGCCATGTAATGCGTAAAGATTTCATCACCCTTTTTAAAAAAGCAATCTTCTCCTTCAATAGTTACCGTGGCTCTCTGTGGATTTACTTCTATTTTGTTTACGTTTTCGTTAACAAGCTTTGTTTGTTCTTTAGTTCCTTCTGAATGTTCCCAAGCATCGGGACGTATTAAAATAATGCCGTTTCCTAAATCGTATTCCTTTTTGTCTTTAGCGTGGAATTTAACACCCAATTTCTGTCCTACTAATTCCATTACTTATCGAATTTAATTATTCCTGCTTTTAACATTGTTTTTAAGCCCTTGTAGACACTTTTTACATCTTTCCCGTCTGATAGTGTCATCTGTACTGCTTGCTTCTTTAAAAGCCTTGTTTTCTTGCCGTTCATTTGAATTGAATTAAATCCCACCAATAGGTAAACGTGCTAACGAAATACAATTTTAAGAATTGTCACCTACTGATGGGAATATCGTTAAGTTGTTTACCATGTTTGAATTGTATTCTAATTGTTAGCATAACAAATGTAGATATTTTTTGTATAACTTTGGATAAGTCAAATATTTACTCACTTAAATCAATTTAAAAAAATGGCTACAGCAAATTTGATACCCGTAAATAGCTTTTCTAAGCTATCAAATCAAGAAACTAGCGCGACTGCTACTTCTTTGCTTTACATTAACCCACGAAACATTCTTTCGGTTACAACAAGACCAACTGCTTATCAAACTACAGGTGTAACAAATATTCTATATGAATTGCCTTACAACCAAGTTCGCTATCAGGTAAACTTAATTGTAACTGAAACTGCTGCTGCGGTAATGGCTCTTACTAACGCTTAGTAGAAAACCTATTTTAAGAGAAAGCCCCTTATTCTTTCGAGTATGGGGCTTTATTTTTAAATAAGATTTTTTTTATTCTGATGGGGTAGATAACTTACCTGCTGCTGCCATTGCTAGATGGTACTGCTCTGCTGTCTCGTAAACTGGCTTACCGCTAACAGGGTCGGCAACTAAAGGTTTCTGTAAAACGCTTAATTGTGATGCCGTTAGACCTGATACATCTCCTGCGTTAATCGCTTCTTTCACTTTCTCATCTTCCTTAATCACCGCTTTGCTTTCTTTACTATCGTCCATTTCTACTTTAGGAGATAGATCGTGAGTTTCTACAGCTTGTGAGTATTTGTAAGTTTCGTCACCATCAGCTAATCCTACAGGTGAATCACCAATAGTCTCTCCGTTGATTTCTTTAGTCTCTACTTTAGGAGTAGTCTCTTTTGATGCTACTTCCTTGGTTTGTGTTTTTGCCATGACTTTAGTTTATTTTTTTTATTTAACAATTGTTTCTTTACAATCCTAAGAGTAAATCTCCCTCTTTTATAATAACATAATCTATGCCATCAATGTTTGTTTCTGTTCCTCCGTACTTTTTATACAGCATGGTTCTTCCCATTTTAACGACAGTGTCTTTGCTCAGTTCATTGCCCATTGCTACTACCTTGCCTCTTAATGGCTTTTCTTGACTAGGGGCAGGTATATACAAGCCGCCTGCTGTCATTTCCTTTGCTTCTTCTCTCTCAAGAACTACATAATCTTTTACTGGTTCCATTTTACTCATGTTTCCGTTTTTTTTTAATCAAAGTTATCAAAATAATTTTAACTGCTTTGTTTCTCTAATCTCCAAAATATCTTTGAAGTATTGATCTCTTTTATTTAACCATTCCTTTCCAAATAGTTTTAGAAGTAAGGCTCTGTTGTTAGGGTTTTCTTTAATCATTTAGAATAAAACTTGTTGTGATAATCCTCGTTCATATATTTGTACATATTCCGTACCCATTTCACTGCCTATGAAATTCCTATTCGTTCTAATGCACATTTTTGCTGTTGTACCTGTTCCCATGAATGGGTCATAAATAATCCCCCCTATAGGGCATCCTGCTAAAACAGGCTTTCTTAATAGCGCATCATTATAGCTTGCATAATGTTTTTCACTACTGCCTTTTGTTGGAATATCCCAAAAATCTGCAACATCCCCTGGATTTTTTCCATTTTCATTGTTCCACTCTCTTACCCCTTCTCCTATTTTAAGTTCAGCGCCATAATTTTCTTTTCTTTTATTTCTAATGTTGCTTTTAGTAATATTCTTATCTCTTATTGCATCTATATCAAAGAAATATTTTTCTGACTTCGCCATTAAGAAGAAGTATTCGTGCTTTTTACTGAATCTATCCGTGACAGGTTCAGGCATAGCATTTCTTTTAGCCCATACAATATCATTTCTTACTAACCAACCTCTATCAATACATCCAATAGCAAACCTATGAGGTATTAGTAATAAGGATTTATTAATTGACTTAGGTTGATTAACTTTTTGGTAACGAGTATGCTCACTCTCTTTGCTTTTAACTGGATTCTTCATATTTCCTGATTGAGTTCCGTATGTATCTCCTAAATTAATCCATACAGTCCCTGTCTTTTTTAAAACCCTAAATATTTCATCCATCATAGACCATAAATTTTCAAGGTACAATTCAAACGTAGGTTCTAATCCCCATTGCCCTTCGTATCCGTAGTCCCTAAGTTGCCAATATGGTGGAGATGTTATTACGCAATCAATGCTTTCATCTGACATACGAGATAATGTATCTAGGCATGACTCATTATATATTTTGTTTAGTTCAATCATATTGCTATTATTTTTAATTTTACAATCTTAATCTTTCTACAGCTAATATTAACTCTTCTAAAGCTTTCATAACCTTTTTTGTAGTTACATCCACCTCTTCACATTCAATTACGCCATTCCCAATAATTGATTCTATTTTGTCGTTTAATTTCTTTCTGTCTATTTTCATGATACGAATGCTAATAATTGTTCTAATTCAAATTTGTCCTCAACTACAACAGTTATGTAGTCAGAGTCAACATCAAGTCTTGTTAATTTAACTTCAAATGTACAGTCGATAAGGATGTGAAATTTTTCATTCCTGAAATTCCAATCTATTCCCCAAGGACTACCTGATCCATCACTTTCTTCAATAAATCCTAAAGCTATAAAGTCATCTGTTGTAACTCCGCTTTGTAATAGTTTTATGTTTGTCATACTGCTCTCCTTAATGTTTTCTTCTTTTCTGTGTTAATTTTTATTTCACTTTTTGGTATAGGGGTTATTTTCTTTTCTTTTTGCTTAACCATCAGTATTTCTCTTACAAACGTGTGGAACTTGCCGTTTTCATCCACAAAGCAATCTTCACTCATATTTGGCTTTTCATATTCCTCACATTTAGTGCCTACCAGCCTATATTTAACCCCATTTGCTATGAACTGCATAAACCCATAGCTATAATCTGTATTTAATAATTTATTCATCTTCTGTTGCCATAAAACTCTCCATGCTTTCAATTTTTAATTCTAACTCTTTAATGCGATCTAAAAGAAGTCCGTTTTGCCTATTTTTAAGCGATATGAGCGACTTTATAACCTCTTCCCTTCCAACTACCCTCTCGAATACTTTTATTGCGCTACGCATTATGTTTATGCGTTCTAATTTGTCCTCAACCTTAGCATTGCAGTTAGCTTTTATATTTTCCCTCTCTTCATAAGTTTTTCCTTTTGAAACTTGCTCTGTCAAGTACTTCAAAATATCAAATTCAAAATCCATAGCAATCCCCTTTATCAAACTAAGAGCAATAGAAGACTGCTGTAAGTCCTCAAAAGCCATAGAGTAAGAATCCGAAAGGTTTTTGTAGTATAACTCTAAATCTTCTCTCATATCTTAAAACGGCATATCATCTCCCTCATCTTGTGAAGCATCAATTTCAATAGTTCTTTCTTCCGGTATTACCGCTAACATTGGATTTATGTTTAAATGCTCATAAGCGTAATATTGCCTACTGTCTAAGAATTTTTCATAATACCTGTTTCTCTTCCAATCCCAATACATCGGTCGTGTACCCAATGCGCCAATTCCTTTTGGTCTTGCTTTCTGAATATTAATCAGAACAATGTTATCCTCGTAATTAGATTTTGTAAATGGGTCTTTAATGAATGTTGGTGGTCTCCACATGTTAATCCATCCCATAGCCTTTCTGTACCATGCTTGTCCACCCGCAGCCTCTCTTGCTGTTGGCATTGGATAGTAAGTCCTCTTAACCTTAAAGTCAAACAAAGGCTTTTGAGATATAGGGTGCATTGTAATGATCATGTGCTTGTTACCCTTCTTACAAAATCTCCTAATGTCTGCTGATACATCCTCGATGTAAATATCTTGCCTACCGTTGTGTTCTGGTTTTAAATCGTGTTTAACCTCGTTATTAGGATCTACAAAGATTAAATCTTCATCCGTACACAAATTCATTATGTCGTAGTAGGTATAACTTCTCTCGTCACTATCAATTACTGAATAATGGTGGTCTACGTAGTTTAAGGCATTTTCAAACTTACCATCGTCTAAAGAGAATTTATTTGATTTTATAGCCGACTTACCATAATGCTTGTGTATTAACTCTGCATAAATATCTTCTACACTTCCCGTTTCAGGAGAATAGATTAATGCCTTTTTACCTTTTTGGTGTACCTGGTTTACAATTAACTCTAATCCAAACTCTGTTTTACCTGTATGAGGTGCAGCAAGTATGTTTGTATAAGAACCATATTTAATCGAATAAACATCGTCAAGGTTTTTAAATCCTGTAGGTTCACCCTTGACATTTCCTACTGCTCTTAGCGTTTCGAGCTTCTTTTTTATTTCACTTGATTTTTTTATCATTATCTTACTTTATTAAATTCCACTCGTGTAATCATCATAAGACATTGCTTCTTGTGATTCAAAAGCTTTTTCTTTTGGTTTGTTAAAAGGGCTGTTAGCCCATCTTGCTAACCTCAACTTTAAATCCCATGTCTTTTCCATTTCCCATTTCATTTTAGTTTTGGATTTATTTGCTTCGCTCCAATACTCAAAAAAACTTTTTACTAAGGAAGAATCATAAATTCCATTAGGGTTTTTATCGTACTTGGAATAAGTATATAATAGCTTTTTAAATTCTATAACCCTAGTATCTATAGACTTTACATTACTAGTAGTAGGTATATTATTACCAGTACCCCTTTCTTGGGGCTTCGTAGCCCCTTTATATAAATAGCCTTCTTGGTTATCTAAAGCCATATTTTTGAATTTAGGTAAATAAATAGCTACCCTCTTTAAAATGCCTTGATGGGACTTATTATCAGGATTAATTGGTAAGTTTTTCTGATGCTTAATAAAGTTCTTTACCAGTAAAGACTTTTCATCATCAGAGACGAACACACCTTTACCAAGCCCCTTTACAGCCCCTTTTATTTCCGACTCTTTAGTATTTAAATCAAAAGCTATTTTCCTATAAGATAATTCTGAAAAGCCTGCAATATCACAGTTATCGCAGAGATATAAAAATAATAGTTTTTCGATTGCTGTTAGGTCAACGAACCATTCGTCTTGCCACTTTAGCGTGTCTGAATATCTATACGCCATAATTAAAATCCCAGTTCAGATTCTTCTAACATCTTTTCGGTAGCCCCTTGAACTTCTGCGATAAAAATAGTCCAATTCCTCACCTTTTTAGCGTACTCTATGACAGACTGCATATTACCGCCTGCATTATGGAATTCTAAAAGAGATTTGCTAGCAACTGCGTCATTTAAATAAATCCTATTTCTTAAAATACCCTTTACATAAGCAATATCTTTCATGTGCTTTGGTTGAGTATTTATAAAAGCAATAGCAGGAACTTTTTTGAATGCAATAGCATCACTTCCCTCTTCATCCTCTTTATAGTATTTATCAAAAGCTATATCCACAGCATCTAATATTTCTTGCAAACCAAATTTTTTAATATGTTTTTGCATATTTTTCAGTCCTACAGGAGTTAAACTTACCTTACCAGTAATTTTTTCTATGTAGTCTGATACTTTTTGCGCTTCATCTGATTTAATATCTTGTAATCCTGTTTTCCATTCCAATAACATTTCTAATTGTTGCCTACGTAGGTTTAGTTCTTCTATTTGAACTCTTTGCTTCTCTACAATAGTTTTATCGGATAATTGTCTGTCTGATTTGCCACTGTTACACGAGAAACAACTTGTTATAAGGTTTAACATTTCATTCTTACCACCTTTTGCAACAGGATTTATGTGGTCTACATTTAAAACAACATCAGGAGATTTTGAACCGCAATATTGACAAGTGAAGCTATCTCTTTTAAATACTTCAAATCTGATTTTCTTTGATAATGACTTTCTTTCTGCCATGTTTTTAATTTTTCTTAAAATAATAAAGGCGCAAATAACCTAAATGGCTATTTTAAGCGCTTGGTTAATTAAACTGTTGATTTTATTTCTGTGTTCTTCTGAGAAGGTAGCATTTCCATTAAGCATCATTGATAGGTGAGCATTGCTAATTCCTATCTTTTCTGCTATGAAAACTTTCGTTAGCCCCGAATCCTTGATTTTAGCTAAAAGTTCTGTTTGTTTTCTTTGTTTCATAACCCAAAGATATTTAATTATTTTTAAGATGCAAGAGTTATTTTTAATTATTTTTTAGAAAAAAAAGGAGCAAGATAACCACTACCTCACTCCTGTTCTTATTATGGCCTACTTAGGATGTAGGGCTTTTGAATTGCAAATATATAATAAAAAATAAGTTTGCCCTGAAAGGATCGAACTTTCGGCCTACAGATTATGAGTCTGTCACTCTGACCAACTGAGCTAAGGGCAATTATGTCCTATAGGTAGGATTAGAACCTACTAAGTCTTTCGACAACTGTTTTACAGACAGTCCTAACACTCCAACGTTAGCGCTAAAGGATGTGCGGTAGATATAGGAATCGAACCCTGCGTTTTCACGCCCCAACAGTTTTCAAGACTGTCTGCTTACCAATAAGCGGTATCTACCATTTTTGCGGAAAGTTGAGTATTCGAAACCCATCCAATCTAATGAACCAACTGTTTAGCAAACAGCGACACAGCAACCTCTGTGTTTAACTTTCCATGATGCCTTACTAAGAATCGAACTTAGATATTATGAACCAAAATCATACGTACTACCACTGTACTATAAGGCAATGAGACCAAGAACGGAATTGAACCGTTGTTAAATTAGTTTTGCAGACTAACCCCTTTGCCAACATTAGGTACTTGGTCATTGTGGAATAGAGTGGATTTGAACCACTAACCACCACATTTTCAGTGTGGCACTCTACCGTTGAGTTACTACTCCATTTTATTGCAACCGTTTAAGGAATCGAACCTTACTCATTGGGTTTTGGAGACCCTATCGCCACCTTGGTACATGAACGGCTATAAACGCAAAAAGCCCCCGAATCTAATCAGAGGCTTTCTATATGTTTTTAGTGTCTTAAATCGTTTCTAAACATCAAAATATAGCAATCCTCTATCGGTCTGTATCGACCAACTAAAAGAAAAGCAATATTGTTGTTGTTTGTTCATGTCACAAATATATAAATAGTTTTTATAATAAAAATAAAAAAAGCCAACCTAATTAAAGATTGACTTTCATAAAAGTTCAGCAATCTCTGCTGTTTATTCTCTAACAGTTGGCATTTCTATATTTTTAGTATTATTGAGTTTATCCAACCTATTTTGAAGAGAGAATCTATGTTCTAATAGCCTATCGGAATTTTGAGGTCTTAAAAGCAACTCTACGTCTATTTCCTCAATAATATCTTCTAAATTTTGTATTGTTTCTTTGTAGCCATGATAAGCAATTGGGTCTAACACCATATTTGAATACATCCCGTAATCCAACATTATTTTAATAAGTGATTTTGTTATAGTTCCCATGTTATGCCTCCGCTTCTACTTGTTCAAATAATGCCATCTGTTGATTTTTAGTTAAGGTCGCTCCCTCTTCTAAATATCTTTCTAACTCAACCAATAGATTATTAATCTGTTCATCAAGAATAGTTAATAGCGCATAGTCTTGTTTCTCTCTATCTAAAGTGATTTGAGGGGTCTCTAAAGGACTTTTAAACCCTCGGCTAACCAATGTAGTCTCTTTATAACCAAACAGCTTCACAGAGTCTAATTTTTCGTTCCCAAAGAATAGGATCTTTTTAATGTGGATGTTATCAAATCTTTCGTCCTCAGCGAACGCATGTTCAGCGAAGTACTTTTTATAGTCTAAAGATTTATCTAGGCTTAAATCGGCTGAAATAAGCTCATTCGTCCAAAGTAAATGCGGCGTGAGGCCGATTATCTCCCAATCTAACTCCTGGGATAAATATTGATTTGTTTTCTTTGAGTATTCGGCATCCCAAATGTCTTGTTGCTTGTTTACTTCTTGTTTAGTGTAAACGACTTTAATGGTGTGCTTTTTACCTTTTTTCTTTAGCTCTAGGCTTTTGAATTTTAACATAATTTCTGTTTGTTTTTTTTAAGTGTGTAAATATAATTAATTATTTATTCAGATGATGAAGTCGTCATTTCAATATCTGTTAAAAGTTCTTCTTTTACTACTTGCCAGTCCTCTCTTAGAACGTTTTCTAAAAGCCAAGGAGTATCTAATTCTTTTCCATCCCATGTTTTTACAATTATTTTGCCGCCTCTTAAAAACCAATATCCAGTCCATTCAGGAACTCTAATCCAACTACCTTCTTTTAATTCGCGTAAAGCGTCACTAAATGTTAAATTTTTTCTTAATACTTCCATTTTTATTGTTTTTAAATTGTTTATAATTAATTGTTTTCTAAGTATTCTGTTACGTAAATAAGTTTGTATTCAGGATAGTGCATTTCTAAATTGAGATGAGAAATAAATATATCCTTATCGATTAAGTAAACCATTCCTTCAAAATGATGAGATTTCATTTTTGGTTTATTGAAATGGTTAATTAACTTAAAGGTTAATTTATCTTCATTGCTGTAAACCGCTATGTTTTCCATTAGTACTTCTTACCTCCTTCCTTTTCTCTGTTCTCTAACTTGTGATCCAATCTATGCTTGTTATACTCTAACTTTTCAACGATTGCGCCACCTAAATCTAATCCCTCTCTACCGCTTAAATCCATAATTCTGATTACGGCATCAGCTAGTTCAACTTCTAACATGCTTCTGTGTGGCAAGTGATCATCACTCAAATTTTTGCGATCACCTTCCATGGCTTCGGCTATCTCAGATACAATTAGCATCAGACAAGTCCCTATTTCACGTGGTTTAGAATGCCATCCTGCTTCTACATTTTGATTGTAAACAATAGACTTTAGTCCATTGATATAATTTGCGTAATACTGTGTTTCTGTTTTGTTCATTTTTTATTTAAAAGTTATTGCTTGGCTGAATTGCCGAGACTTTATTGTGTAATGCATCAATGTCTATGGGTAGTTCTGTTTGTTGTAAAGGGTAAGGTAAAGTCCAATCGAAGCTATTTAAGAAGAATGTACGGCATAACTCAAGTCTTTCTTCCCATTCTACCGAATTATATTTAGTTGAACTCTGCGGTATCTTAAAAACCATATCTCCTTTTATCACCTCATCACACCAAATATTTGCCTTATTCCAGTCATGTACTTGAGACTTATCGTATGTTTCTCCCCACATCTCTTTAAAGCATTCTATTTGCGATTCAATGAAGTTAGACCAATAGAAACCATTCTGCTTATTAGATCGCTCCTTACGTGCCTTTTTAAACGTTGCTGTGAATAGAGTATCAGGAAAGTTAGACATGTCTTTTAAGAACTTTTCTCTGTTCTGTATACTTACATTTCCTTCGGAGTCGATTTTGAATGAATATTGGAGGCTAATCATTATTTATCTTCATAAAGTTCATAACCTTTAGCGTGCTCTTCACATAAATAGATTGGCACATCTTTCCATACTTTAGGAGCGTTTTTACGTTTATAATCTGCGCCATGAGTTCTGTTGCAATTTGGCTCTTCACACATCATGCCGTCATTTTGTAATTTTTCTCCGTTATTGTTAATCATCATAATATTCGTTTTAAGCTTAGTTACTTGTTAAGTTGATTAATTAGTTGTTTACGTTTCATAATTAAAAACTTAAAAACCCTAGTATTCCATAACCCTTTTTAAGTCCAAAATTAACAGCGTCTTGCAAAATATAACCTATAACCCTATTTATCTCTCTTCCAGAGTAGGTATTTGTATAAGGGTCATATTCTTGAAGAATCAACGTATCTCCTACTTCATATTCTCTATCCATTTTTCTAAGTTCAAAACCTTTTTCATTGTTGACTATTTCATCAAAGTAAGGTTGTATTGTTTTTAATTCATGTGCCTTTCTCATTTTTAAGTTGTTTTTAATCTATGTGAGCGATTATTACTGTTTAGTAAATGATTGTATTGTTTAAATATAGTTATGGTCTTAGAGAGGCTTATTTTAGCCTTAAATCAGTGATAGGTGTTGTTGTCATCTAACGCTTTACCAATTTCAATAGGAAAACCATATTCACTACTTGGATATTTAGCCTCAATCCAAACAGCTATGTCTAATAGCCATTCGTAAACCTTATTTCTTCCTTTTAATTCTGAGGTATACTCGTTGAAATAACAAGGTATGCCGTAGAACTTAGCGTAATGCGTGTATTCTCTCTTCATTTGATTAGTTCTTTAAGTTTAAGAATAGACTGTTTAGGTGTAGCGTAGCAGACTTGAAAATCTCTTAATAATAACCCCTTACCGCTTTCTATTAGCTGTTGATCTTGTCTATCATAAATCATTTCTTGTGACTGTTCTGCTGCTAAATCAATAAACTGTTCTGCAAATCTTTTTAAGCATTCTTTGATGACTCCTTTATAGAAATGAACCAACTCTTTATCTTTAATTAAGTCGTCTAAACCTTTGAAGTTTTCCTCTACTATTTGCTCTGCTGTTTTCATGGGTTAACCTCCAATTCTTCTCCTGTCAATGCGAAGTATAGGTTTTGAAGTTGATGTAGGTAATGTATTGACCCAGGGTTTAAGGATGCTCTAGTTGTGTGATGTCTTAGCCAAATCATATTGTTGTTTGGGTTAATGGATATATATCCAATGTTTCGTGGCATATGGATATCAAAAAATGGTATGTTTTTTTTAAATTTTGCTTTAAAATTTAAAAGTATTTCTTCTGAAATCGGTATTGGCTGTAGTTTAGCTAAAGGATAATAACCACAAACTTTAATATTTTCGTGTGAATCAATACCTTCAATCGATACAATATCATTACACAAAAAAACCAAATTTCCTACCCGTAATTCACTTGCTTTAATTTCCATTATCTCCCTCCATTTCCGCTTTAGTTTCCTGCCAAAGGCATATTGCATCTACAAGTTCCCCTGCTGATAACTCAAATAGTCTTTTACTTACATGGCACTCTATTGTTACCATTTGTTCGCTGTCATTGATTTCTATTTCTATCATGTTGTTTATGGTTTATATTTTGCTAATTTCAATTCGTTTCATTTTTAAATAATTCTTTACAATACAATGAAACGATGCTATTTGATGTAAATCATCAACAGTTAATTTAATTTTTTTCATGTTTTTGTTTTAAATTAAGTGCCACCAATATGTATTCGTCATTAATTTCTTTTATTTCGGGACTTGCGTTCCTGCATTCGGCCACAACAGGAACTAATACCATTTCTTCAAACCAATCAGGATTATCATCAGCCCATTTAAAGCCTTTATAGCCTGTATGAGAACCAAACAGAGTAATATACTTACCATCGTATTCAAGCCTATAGTTACCTCCGTAATGCTCTTTAATAGGGCATTTAACTAAGTAATCAACACCATCGGCATAACTTACGCTATCGAATACGTTTATAAATTGTTGTTTCATATCCTAGCATATAACTCTATTAAATTAATATCTCCTCCTGTAGCGTACTGAGAGAATACAGCGTCGAAGTGTTCTTGTGCATCATCTGATGTTTCGTAGTTAGCCATAGTTACTCTAAAGTCTGCCCTAAGCTCATAAGGTATAACGTACCAATGTCCGTCATCATCTTGTGTTACATACACTCTTTTTAAATCTTCCATATTATTTATATTGTTTTTTAAATACATCTACCTCTCTAATTATTTCATCCATTTCACTAATGGTTAGTGTTAGGTTGTGTTCTTGACTGAAAAAGTTGAATAACTCCTGATATTTATCTGCTTCTTCTTTAATTAGGTTTCTTTCCATTTTTTATTTATTTAAAATTATTAGCTCGCTAAATTTATCGCTACCACAATCACATATAGTTTTACTTATTAGGTTTCCATCAATGTTTACCAATTTCTGTTCGCTACGTAAGTCATCTACATTCCATACATATTCACATTTATCACATTGAACAAGTTCTGTATTTTCGCAGTCTAATTGATATTCCTCTTCTTCGGTAAAATATCTAACTGCAAATGACTCTTGACAGCATTTACATTTTACGCCTGACTTTATGTTTGTATCAAATCGGTATATTCTTGTTTTTAAACAATATGGGCATTCAATTGAATATTGCACTAAATCAATCCTATCCAATTCTTTTGCTAATTTACTTATCAGTATCGGCTTCATTTATTTTGTCATTTAAAGGTTTATTACTTTTAAGTGTTTCTAAAGCCTTTTGCTTTTCTTCAAAGACATCTATCATCTTTTGCCTGTTATCAAAGTTACCTGTATAGAAAGCTTTAGGATTGACCATGTATTCGGCATTCCTTATTTTAAGCAACATGCCACTATCACAGAAGCCTCTAATTGCCGACCTGATAGTTCCGTCACTTAATCCAGTTATCTGCTCACACATCTCTTTAATCGAAGCCCCAAAGTAAAATACGCAATTATCTTTGTCATATTTCAACAATACAAAACCCCACACTTTACCTTGATTCCCCAACCCATTTAAAAAGTCGAATAACAAATCATCATCTAACATCATACTGCACCACCTCCTTCTTTCATCAAGTAGCAACACATCCTTAAACTTGAACACCTCGCTAACAATTTCTCCATTCTCGTCAATAACCCTATCAACGCCATTTGAAACCCTAATGGTTCTTCTTTTTGCATTTCTTTTCTTGTTATACACATTTTATTGTATCAATTATTTATACAACAAACATACAATATATTGCTATTACTACCAAATATTTATACAGATATTCCTGACATTCTAGCAACATTTACTGACATTCTCGCAAACTTACGCAGTATTCCGGCAGTAAAAAGCTTGTAACTATCTGTATTTCAGACTAATCCTTATCTTATTCCCTATTCTATTAGTAAGACTCTTTTTTAAACAACATGTAATAACCTGTTTATCAGTAGTAAGCAGTAATACTTAGATAAAAAACTTTAAAATTTTTTCTACATGTTTTGATAGATGGGTCTATCCCCTCCCCTTCTCCTCCCATCACCATCGAAATAAACCCGATCCTATACACTGGGGTACCTAGTTATGATCATTTGTTTTGCTTTGGGTTGTTGTCTGTTTGCCCTATGATTGTATAAAGTCAAATCGACCTGTTTAAGCTTAGATAAGGATAAGGCAATACAATCTGTTAGATCATAAACTAAACGCCTTACAACTCCTTAAAATAGATTGTAATTAATACATATAACTATGATTGATATTTAACAGTTAGGCTGTTTGTCTCCTTTATTAGCTTTTCTATACCTATCTTTTCTTTGTTGAGATATAATATGTTTTCTTTTCTCATACTTATCCTTATCGTAGACTTCCTTATTTCTTACAAAAACATGTGTAAGTGGGTTATAGTTGGACATATCAAGTAAGCTGAATTTAATTTTTCTTACAGGACATTGAATATTATTTCCTGCTGGGTAAATGGTGTTTAATTTTATTATGTATTCATATTCTCTATATAGACGTTGCTCAGTTGTGAGGTTGTCACAATATTCCAACACTTCAATTAAAAGATCTTCAAACTTAACCCCCTTAAATACATCTTTCTTTAAATCCTTAGTTTCATAAGCCCTCATTCTATTTCTCATGTTTACAGTTGATCCAACGTAAAGCCTTCCATTAGTTTTATCTGTAACGAGATAAACACAAGATTCTTTCTTATATGCAGCGTGCTTAGACTCTAGCGGAGCAATGTATTTTATTGTACCGCTAGGATATTTACGATAGTTAACACCATCTATTTTAATTACTTTAAATCCTTTGTATGCCATAATTTATGTTTTTATTAAAAATAGACAAAAATATTGTATTCAATTCAACATAAGTCATATTTATACCTGAAAACAATTCACGATAGTTTAAACGGTGTTTTTGTGTGTATAGAGAGAGGTGTTGAGGGGTCAAATTCCACCGAAAAAACTCCAATTTCTGTATCAATCCTAATTTTCGGTATAATAAAGCATATGATTGAGGTTGTTGTAATACGAATAATAGTAGTGTTGTATAGATATATATGGGAGTTGTGAAGTGTTAAAGGCTGATTGTTATTGTGAATGTTGTTTGTAGGTTAATTGGGTTGTTGTGTTATTGTAGGTGTATTGGATGGGATGTATGGGTTTGATTGCGTTGTTGTTAGGTGTTTAATGGTATTTATATTAATTTTTTATGCTTGATTTACAGTAGGTTATGGTAATACATAAACTTATTTAGCAAATAGTTTTGGTAATACGGAAACTATATCTATATTTGTTCAAGCAAACAGCAATAAGGTTGTTTGATAAATTGTAGAAAAGATGACTACCCACGTTAACATTTACGAAATGACAATAGATCAAATAGAGGAAATTAAAAGAGGTGATATAATTACTCAAGGCGAATTTTTAGGAATTGTTATTGATATAGATGCGGTATGGGATTTACAAGGCGGTTATTTTAAGTTTAGCACTAAAAAAGGTGAAAAAACTTTCAGAATTGACTTTAATAGAGACTTAACACCTGGCGTTACTCATAAACACTTTAAAGAAATGTTCGATAATAATTCATTCTTAAATTCTAAATGATTGAATTAACCAAAAAAGATAAGGCGGTATTAGATGCTGCTTTATCTGATATATTAAGAGGCGATAAAAACGTAAATATCAACACTAAAGAAAAACCTAAATACATAAGAGGTTACGATTTGGTTAAGGCCGTTAAAAGTTTAGCTAAGAAATTTGATTTAATATAATTACCGTTAACAATTAACTAAGAAATAAGATGAAAAGCTATTACGAGTGTGTTGTTACCAAATATGATGAAACACAAATTATTTATGCGGTCAAAACGGGCGCTTTTATCGTCTGTTTAGTATGTTTTAATAAATCGGTACTATGCACCGAGAAATATTGCACAGAAGAAGATTATAAAAAATTAAATTGGTTTAATCTTTAAAATAATTACCGTTACTGCAATTGCGGTATAAAGATGCTGATTTGAAATACCAGCTACATGTTAGCCTGCCTCGCCCTGAAATAAAGGCGGGGCTTAGGCGGTAGAAGCCAGTGAATAACCACAATTTAAGAACACTGGATATTACTTATTATGAACCTGTTAGCCGCTTCAGATTAAAAAGACGGACAAATTATGAGAACAATTAGAACAAAGGTTTACAAATTCGAAGAATTAAGCGTAACAGCACAACAAACGGCTATCAGCAATTATCTGTCTACTAACTACGAAAATATTGAGTTGTGGAACTTTGAGGATGAATGTGCTGAACGGGCAGCAGAGCAAGGATTTAATAATGCTAAGGTAAGATATAGTTTATCTTATTCACAAGGTGACGGACTATCGTTTGATGCTGATTTAGATTTGCCTAGGTTGATTAAAGAATGTAAGCCGGATATTAAAGAAAGTGTATTGCAAGTTATTTTAGCTAACTGTTACGGATGTTGCGAAGCTAATACAGGTCATTATGCATACGCTTGTGCTACAGATGTTAGCTTTTATATAGATACAAATAGCTACGCTGAATATAATAGGCTTACAAGCTATGTAAATGACATTAAAATCTACATTCAAGACAAATACATGTTTTTGTGTGCTGAACTTGAAAATACCGGTTATTCAGAAATAGAATATAAAAGTAGTGAGGAATATGCTAAGGACTGTATTATCGGAAATGAATACGAGTTTACTGTTGATGGTAAAATGTTCTAAGCACACGTAAATAACTAACCAACACAAAGTATCAACTCAATTAATTAAACTCTTTAAATAGCTTTAAAATGGCAAAATATTATCTTTTTTATGAAGGCAAACTATTATGTAATGGCAAAGACTTTACAAGCCTGAGACAAGCACAAATTGAACAATCTAATTTAATAATGAATTATGGTTACATGTCCGACATTGTAGAAGAAAAAGAAATCAATAACTATATAGAGTCTTTTAACAACTAACTAATCTTATACACGCTAATTAAAAAAAACATATTATGACTACTCAATCAAAAAATCTAACAGACTTAATAGTTGATCAAATCAACGAGATGAGTGAACAAGAATTAATTTCATTAAACAACGCTTATTGTGGCTCTATTGGATCTGAAAGTAGAGTATACGACAATGATGAGGACTTTTTAAATGAAAATTTTAGCAGTGCTTCAGATGCGGTTAGAGCTTGTTATTTTGGAGACTATAGGTTTTCTGACAATTATGTGCAGTTTAACGGATATGGCAATTTGGAAAGTACCAATTACTTTGAAGTACCGGATTTAGAGGATTATCCTTATAACATTGCTAAGTATGCAGTTGATAATCAATCAGAGTTTGATATGTTTGATTTTGACGAACTTGAAAGTCAATTAGAAGACGATCAAAACGAAGACTAATTTAAGCCCTTCTAATCAACTCTACCACCACACCCAACACAATACACCAATAACATTTATAAATGCCTGTAATGGCTTTAAAACACCCTTAAATTAAATATTATGAGCTTAGATATAGCATTGTATTCCACAATTTCAATAAAATGCCCTCATTGCGGCGAAAACGTAGAAACAAAAGACGAAATAGTTTACGATAGAAACATTACGCACAACCTTAGTAAAATGGCTCATGAGGCAGGATTAAGTCCTTATACGTGGGACTGTTACGACACTAAAGCAAAAGAGGCTATAAAGCCATTAAAAAATGGTATAAAGGATATGAAAGATAAACCAAAGCATTATAAACAATTCAGCGCTTCTAATGGCTGGGGAACATACGAACAGTTTATACCTTGGTTAGAAGACTACTTAAAAGCTTGTGAAGAAAACCCCGAGGCATTAATATATATAAGTAAATAACAAAACAGCTTAGTTGCAGGCAGACACTTAAATAATATGTGTTGTGGATCGTTCCCACGTCTAAGCGCCAAATGTATTGCCTGTATTGCATTATAAAAGACAGGATAAATGTATCTCAAATCTTGCATTGATAAATAACGGTTTGAATAGATGTTTTATTAGCCTAGCATCTTTAAATAATGACTAATAGCTTACTGTTGCTTTAAACACTTAAAAAACTGGTGCAGCCCAGGAGGAAACTAAAATCTGCCGCGATACTCAAATAGAGGTGTAGCGAAACAATCGTATCGAGTTGAAATAGCCTCAGCGTAAAAATTAAGCTATAATACAGCCTATGAACGTTGCAAGCCGTTATTTAAATGTAGAGCATAGCTAAACAATATAAACCTCTTAAAACTCATTAAAAATGAAAAAATCAACATTTTACATTGTAGTAATAGTAATTATTGCGACAATCAGTTTAACTGCATCAGGCGTATTTTCTCAAACAAGACAATCAAATGGTAAGCTTTACGATTTAGATGCCTTAGATCGCATTAAAACAACCAATACAGCCAGATTAGATGGCAAGATGTATACCGTATATCAATCTAAGAACGGAAGACTGTATTTTGAGACTGGTAAGCTTACTAAAACAGGTAAACCACAAAGAAAGTATTTAACTAAGTCTGTAAGTAAAAAGGATACTTTATGAGAAAGTTTATAATCTCGTTATTTATGGGCTGTTGTATTTTTATGCCATTTTGTTGCTTCTTTCTTTTGTATAATGGGGCGAATAAACACAAACAACGTGTAATTGATCTGCCAGAGGAATGGAGTGAGGTAAAAACAGGAGATAGTTTAATCGTATACAAGGTTACGCCTGATACTATTTTCATAGGATTTAACAATGCTAAAAATCGATAATTATGAAGAGTAGAAATGCAATATTATCATTAATAAGTATAGCTGCTATTTGTGACCTAAACGTTATGAACTTAGACAGACCAACTGCTAAGATAAAAAAGCCTAAAACACAACCAATTCCAAATGGATGTAGCGAATTTACTATAGATGGTTACACCGTTATAGCATTGAATAAAAAATCAGCATTAAGGAAAATTAACAAACTAAAAGAAAATGAAAATACCTAATCCTTTATCATTAATTGTATTTGGCCTTTTAGGGGTTATTTGCGCATGTATAGGCTTCTATCTTATGTTTTACGAAGGATTGATGCCAGCAGCATTATTAATGGGTATAATAGCCTGTATTTGCGTTTTAATTGGTTTTTGGAGCAACTCGGATTTTAAAAAATGGAAATAAGAAAAAAATATGTTGTTTATGAGTTAAATGACATAATAGGTAACGAAAAATATAAAGCCTTAGAAAAGGTATTTTTTGACGGATGGGTTCACAATTCATTTGATACAGAGGACGCTGCTATAGAGGCTTTGATTAATCACGAAAGAATATGGGACAAATACATAATTCTAAAGGAGGTTACTATTGATCGCTACTAATCCATACCACAAAGGAGAAACTCTCTTAAAACAGCTAATATTAGCTTATATGGCTTATCATGGCAAAGAGTATAATGTTAAATTTACTAATCAATTTAAGAAATGAAGATAGAAGATAGAGCCAAACAATATGGTGCTGTTTATGTACAAACATATCAAAGGCAAACAGGATTTGAACATGGTGCAAGTTGGTTGAGGGATGAAGTATTTATATTCCTTTCAGCTAATCCGAAAGCAACCGTTAAACAGATTACAGAATATTTAAAAGCATTATAAATAATGGAAATTAATTCAATAAAACAACTTGCTGTTAAGCATGATTATTATTGTAGTGAGAACAATTACTACGATTCTGCAAGAAGAAGTGATTATTATACTTTCAGTGAATTTTACGAAGAATGGTTTAAAACTGATGTAGATATGAATCTATGTTTTAGATGGGACATTAAAAAGATAGAGAAATCAAAAGATTATTGTATGGAAATATTTATAATTCAACAAAGAAAAGGGATTTTTTACCCAATATTCATTAATAAAGTTGAGGATAAAGACGTTCCTAAAATAATTGAATATCTCAAAGAACACCAAAAAAAACTTAATCAAATTTGGTTGTCTCTATAACAATATATTGTAAACTGAATAAAGGCACGAAATCATTAAAAAGGCAAAACTTCATATTTGAGTGTATGAAATGGGATTAGCTTTATACCTATATCGGATGATTAGGAATTGTGGTTAGCCTTCCACAGTTATTTTAATTCACTTTTAAACTAAACATTATGAAAACTAAACGACCAAGAATAACACGTAAAGTAACACGAGTAGAAATAGTAGCTACATCTAATGTAGGAGGGTTGAGACGATGAAAAGAATATTAACAATATTGCTTCTATTCGTTGGGCTTAATGCTTTTGCGGATAACCCTGAACGGCAATACTGCGGTTTATGTCAATATGGCTTTATACAAGGCAATGATTTATACACTTCTCCAAATGGTCAAGGATGGAAGTTTCCACGGCCTCTATACTCCATGTGGGTTATATCTCCTAATTGTACTAACCCTCAAACATACTACCTTAAATGTAATGATCAGGTGCCTACAGAACAACTTCCTTTAGATGCCTCTGTTTATGCCTTATTCATTGGTTTAGGGATTTATTCATTTAAAAAGCTAACAACATGAACCCAGCACAAAAAAGAAACATAGGCGTTATTGTATTCGCCTTATTCTGTTTCGTAATTACTTTTAGGTCATGCGATGTTAAAGCCCAGGACAGCCCTAAAGTATATCAATACGGCGTATATAAGACGCAATTACAGAAACCTACAGATATTAACATATACGCAAGATTATCGTTTAAATACGTTAGAAATGGCTTTAACTGGTTTGTTTTAGTCATGGGTAATGAAACATTTGTAGTCAGCATAATTGATGAAGAAGTGTATAAGAATAATAAAGTAGGGGATATGGTTTTACTATTAGATGTAATTCGTATATCTTCTAATAAATGGAAAAGAAAATAATTTAAAAACATATGACAAACTTAAAACTAAGCCTAGAAAAGGCACAAGAAGCCTATAAAAAAGGTGACCAGTCCATTAAAGACTTTCTAATTAACGCCTATGGCGAAGAACATT